GGAAGGCTGGAAGGCTGGAAGGCTGGAAGGCTGGAAGGCTGGAAGGCTGGAAGGCTGGAAGGCTGGAAGGCTGGAAGGCCGTTTTGCAATAATTACTCTAGTTATTACTCTAGTTATTACTTTGATTGATACTCACGTTAGAAATACTCACTTAGATAATTACTCTAGTTATTACTTTGATTGATACTCACGTTAGAAATACTCACTTAGATAATTACTCTAGTTATTACTAAATATGCTTGACAGCTTTTAATTTTTATGTTATTCGCGCGCGCGTTCTTAAATATAGGCCGTATTAAACTTTTAAAATATCTATATTATAAATTTTTTATAACTATTTTCTTTTATAAATCATCTACTTACTATAAATTTTAATATTTTTGAAAAATAATGCTTGACACAAATTTTGAAACAGGTAAAATGCACACATCGAAACAAAACGCACGAAAGAAAGGCAGTTTGAAATGGCAAGAATGACTAAAAATATCATTGAGAGTTTAAAAGATTTGATTGCAACAAATGATGAAAATTTAATCAAAGTCCATCAATATTATAATTATGACAGGAATGGTTTTAGCTCCGAAGAACCAAGCGTAAAGGTGCTTTATAACTGTTTTAAAGATTATAACAAAGGTATTTTTAAAGACTTGGATAAAGCAAGCTATCAGGTTTTGCAATATCTGCCTGATAACAATACAAATCTTTATGAAATTACTTTGCAAACTAAAAACCCTTATGACAACTCTTTACATACACGGATTTGGATTGTGGAAATTAAGTCAGGTTATTTTTACTAATTAAAAAGGATTATCAAAAATGAAACCTATTAAACCGTTGCATGCCTTTTCCCGTATAAAAGCCTTTGCCGCGAAAGGAAAAATTAAAACTAAGGCGGAAATTGAAAATTTTTGGGATGATTTGAATTGCTCCGCTGAAATGATGACTTGTATTATTGATGGACGAATAACTATTACTGTTAAATGGACTGGTAGCAAAGGTCAGACTATAACACGCGCATTTATGGAAAACGTTTGTCATGAGGATAAAACGATTTTGGAAATTATCACGGATGAATGCGGCAAGTCGGAATTAGAAATTTTGGCGGCTAGAAGTCGGAAAAATCAAATCGGCAGTAAGCAGGCTTGGATTGTGGATATGGATAAAGGTTATCATGCGCTTGTCAGCTATAATACAGTCATTGCACTTTATAACTATCGCACAAATGACTATTTCCTAATACGTGATGCTTATTGCTTTAGTAGTACAACAGGCCGCCATATTTCAGCCTTTCACGACAAGCATATTGGATATGGAACTAAAATTAACAAACATTACTATAAATATAGTTAATAATGAGGTTTGAAAATGTTGAATCTAAAAGAAATTGCATTAGATTGTATGTTGGCAGCCATTAACGCACGCGGCTGGAAAATAAATGTTTTTGAAGATAACGGCGGCGGTTTAACGCTTGCAATATGGCGGGCAAGCGGTCGTAAAATTGGTAAAACTTGGTTTTGCCATACAGGTTATGAATACCAAAATAATCAATTGGTTGAGGATTTAATTGCACTTGCTAAAGGTTTGAACCCTGCCGAATGGGAAAACATGCAAGATTTGACACCTGATAGCTTTTGGTCAATGGCGTTAAATCCCAATCATGGCCGTGTCATTTTGACGGCAGAAGATGGATTAAACTTATGGGGCGCGGCTGGATTCCGTGCGTTTAAACAGTTTGTCGAGGTTTGAAATAATGAATACCGTTCTCTTATCCGTCGTATTACCAAAAGGCAATCGCTCCGTACATACTCGCGCCATTGATGGAAACAGTCAAGCCGATATTATCACGGCATTGAATAATAACTTCCGAAACAATGGCAAGGTTATCGCTTCTTTTTATGAAGACGGACTATTGATAGCGGCCAAGTTGTACAAACGACAAACGGGGCAATCATGGCAAGCCGCCGTTTTTGAAAGGGACAAACGCCCATGATTCCTAAACGTGCCGACTTGGTTTTTTATGTTAAATTGTGGAATGTGCTTTTTTGGCTTTCCGTTGCTTCCTCTTCTTTTTTGGGATTGATTGCAATTGCTCCAGCCGTTTATAGTCTATATCGCAAGGGACAAGCGGTGCAGGATTTAGCGGATTTTGATGATATTATGGGCGGCTAAAAATAAAGAGCCATAAGCTAGGGATTTATTCCCTAGCTTTTTTTATTTGTTTGTTAGGATTAAAAGCCTTGATTCTATTGGTTTGTTAGGCTGTTATGATAAATCGGACGAAACGCGCCTTTTAGATTGGGCGCGTTTCGTTTTGTACATCTTGGATTGTAAAGATGATGGGGATTGTAAAGATTTTAGATTCTCGAAAAGGTACTTCCCAACTATGGGTTTTGGGTCGGTGCGGGCGCAGACTCCCGACCTCTGACTTTGCACCGACTTGAAACACATGGTAGTGCTTGATTTTAAAGGGTTTTTGCAGAAATAAGTAACTTTAGTTACTTATTTTGAAAATTCAATCCGAAAAATTTTCCTTAAAAATCAATTGTTTTACATTTGAATTGACTAATTTTTAGTCAAACTTCATATAAATTTATGATTTTATTGGGAAAATTTCAAAATTTTAAGACAATTTCAGACTGATTTTGGACGGATTTTTAGCGATTTTGCGAAAATGGGGCTAGGAGTGTCATAGATTCGATTTAGGGCTTAGGGTAGGCCACCCTATTACCAAGTACCTGTATCGCGTTCCTGCATAGGTTTTTTGGGCAGAAAACGCTATCGGGGATAAAAATGCAGTTCCCAAAGTGTGCCCGCCGCACGGCTTGAACCAGTTCTGACTGTAAAGTTCTGTAAACGAAAAGTGCCAAAAATTCGATTTTTACCGCAAAAGTACCAAAAGGCCGTGTTTTACGTCAGTTAGGAAATTTGTTAGGATTGTTAGGACTTGTTAGGAGAAACTTAACAAAAAATTTTATTAAAAATCAGATAATTACAGAGATTTGTTAGGTGTTAAGATACCCTATAATTTATATATATATAAAAAAAAAAAAAAAAATAATATAAATAATATATATAGTCTGTAATGCTGTACATCTCGTTTTGCATTAAACTCGTATGTATTGTTTTTTCAACTTTTCCTAACAACCTTTCAAAATGATTAAGTTGTTGATTTTTCTATGTTAATTGCATTTTTGTCAAACATAACATTTTTCCAAAAAAGTAAGAATGGAGAGTTTTTCCATTTTAAATGCGAACCGTTCTTATTAAAGTAATTACTCTAAAATGTGTCCGATTTGTAATAAAAATTTCATTTTCCAACCCGACTTGGAACTTGGAAATTTGCCATTTTGGGAATTTTGAATTAACATGGGTTGGATTTTTAATTATCGGAAGGAATTTTTCTGATTTTTGTCTGATTAAAAATTAAGCAAATTGCTGATTTTTACAGGTCAAATCAGTTAAGATTTCTTTACAAATGAATCCTGTAATCTTTACATTTGCTGCCTAATTTTTAGGCAATTTTTAGACGTTTTTAAGCAAATGTCATTTGACTAATTTTTGAGCAAGAAAGGACTATTGAGATGACAAAACGGTTTTATAAGGATACGGCACTGGCTTTAATGTCAAGCGGTTTTAAAGTCATACCGATTGAACGCGGCAAGAAACATTTGGAAGTAATCGGTTGGCAGAACACACCGCAAGATGTTCCGACCTACAACGAAATGTTGAAACGTTATGGTGATAAAGCTGGTACGGGTGTGATTACAACAAACGGATTGCTTGCGATTGATATTGATATTTTAGACCCTCACGTCGCAAGGGATATGATTCAATATGTGCGTGATATGTTTTCAGGCCATAGAATTATGGTGCGACGTGGTAGAAAGCCAAAGGCACTTATCCCATGTTATGTTGGCCGTGATATAGGCAAAATAACGTCAGCGGTGTGGTGGAGTGAAGAGTATGGACGGATGCAAATTGAGTTGTTATCCAATAGTCAAACAGGCTCTCGTCAGTTTGTAGCATACGGGGATTATCCTGAAGACGGTCTGCATTATGAGTGGGAGAATGATTACTCGCTTTTGAATATTGAGGATGTTACCCAACTACCACGTTTCAAAGTGGAGATGATTCAACCGTTGTTCAAATTCTTTGATGATATGATGCACCGACGCGGATATACGCGGCAAACAACGGTTAATTGGGGTGATGTAAAACGTAACCTCAATTCAACAGCAATTAAGGTTGAGCTTGATGATGAAAACGCTGCATTGATTGCAGATTCTCAACGGGTTCAAATTTCAGACGAACGCATTGAAGAAATCGTAAGCACTATGGGTGTTGGTTTCAATGACCGCTATGATTATTGGATTCGTGTAGGCCAAGCACTCAAATTTCAAATTGAAGATTCTGATAAAGGCTTCGCCATTTGGAAAGCGTGGAGCAGGAAAGCCATAGACCCTGAAACTGAAGAGCCTTACGATATTACAGACGGCCAACTGCGTAATAAGTGGAATAGCTTTAAAAATGACCGCGATTCTTGCGTAACTTTCGCATCTATTCTTTATGATTATTACAGCATGGAGCAGAATGAAAACTTTGAAAACGTGTTGGAAGCACTGGTTAAAAAGTTTCAAGAGTGCGAAAACAAAAAGCAATTCAACGAACTCATGTTGGAAGCATCTTACAATCGGTTCGGTTCATTGGAAAAGAACATGATTGAGAAAGTCATTCAGAAAGAATACAAACGAGTGTTCGGTATATCCATTACATCTTCAGCCATTCAAAAGTCGATGCTGGAATGTATTGAAGAATTTGAAATGCCCGATTATATGAAAAACTGGGTATATCTGTTGAACGGGGATAAATTCTACGACTATCAAGATGGCTTGGCAGTAAGCAATGCAGGTTTTGATAGCTTGATATACGCTACCATACCTAATGCAATGGAAATTAAGGTTAAGCCGTCTGAAATGGCACTTAGGGCTTACAAAATACCAAAAGTGATTGATAGCGTGTATATGCCGACAATGGGAAAACTGTTCAAATTTTCCGAACGCTCGAAATACCAATACGTCAATTCATATGACCCAACACGTGTACCTGAAGAGCCTGATGAATATTCAGAAGAGGATTTGGCCGCTATTGCCAAAGTGGAATACCACTTCAAACACATCATTGAAGACCCTGAAGAACGTGAGATTTTCAGACAATGGGTAGCCTATCAAGTGCAATATACAGGCATTCCTTTGGGATGGGCTGTGTTCCTACATGGTGTTGGTGGTGATGGCAAGACCTTCTTCCACTATCTGATAAGCGCGATGGTTGGCGATAAGAACACGAAAATCGTATCCCCTGATTCCCTGAAGTCCAACTTTACAAAATGGGCGGTTGATTTATGCTTTGGTACGATTGAGGAAGTGCATTTGACTGGTTATCGTGGCGTTGAGGTATACGACAAGCTGAAAACCATTATTGCCAGTCCTACCATTCCAGTGTTGGCTAAATTTAAAGACGAGATAAACGCACCGAACACGGCAAACTACCTGTTCTTATCTAACCGTTTTAAAGCCTTGCCGATTGATAGTGCAGACCGTCGTATTTTTGCAATATACAGCCGTTGGCAAGACGAGAAGAAATTACAGGCGTTTAAAAACGGCGAAGGCAAAACCTACTACCCTGATTTGCATAATACCTACAAATATCACGCAGGAGCTTTGCGTAAGTATTTTCGGACTGAAGTTAAGGTTACGGATGAATTTTTAGCCTATTACGATGCACCGCGTACAAAATCAAGACTGCGCCTTATCGGGGAAAATATGCCTGATGCAGTTCGTGAATTGCTGGAGATTGTGCAAACAGGTAACGACCCATTCTTGTGTGAAGACTTTCTAGACGTTAAATACTTCCGACAAATGAAGATTGATAGTCGGTCATTTGAGGATGTGAATATACGCTGGAAGGCGTATCTCAATCCACTTGGCTACGATGTGGTCAGCGAAGCAATACGCTTGCCGCAAATTGATGGCAAATATATGCACGTCGTATTTAGCCGAAACGCATCAAAATTCATGGATGAAAACGGTAAAATAAGCAATAAACTCATTCATAAATATGTGAATACCGCACAAAGCTGCAAATACGACGATATAGATGATTTGTAGTTAAAAAAAAAACTGTTGCAGTTCGCCATGTTTCACGGTAAACTGCAACTTCCTAATGAAACACTTTTTCAAACAACCTTTAAAGGAAAATTACCATGAGCGATTTAACCGTTGCAGCACTTTTGGCTATTGTTACCAGCTTAACTGAAGCCATGAACAACCATACCGAAGCCATGAACAACCATACCGAAGCCATGAACAACCATACCGAAGCCATGAACAACCATACCGAAGCCATGAAAGGTGCGCCTGAAGCTGCTGAAGACAAGCCGAAACGTGGCCGTAAACCGAAGGCTGAAGCCGAAAAACCTGAAGCCGAAAAACCTGAAGCCGAAAAACCTGAAGCCGAAAAACCTGAAGCCGAAGGTATCACGTTGCAAGATGCACAGGCCGCCGTTCTTGAGGTTAAAAATAAATTCGGCAGTGACGTTGCCAAAGAAGTGTTGAAAGACGTAACAGGCCAAACAATGGTTGCCAAAATCCAACCCGAACACTATGAGCCTTTATTCAATGCTTGCAAACACGTTCTTGAAAACGGTGCTGAATCCAAGCCTGAAAAAGATACCAAAAAGAAAGAACCTGCAACGCTGGAAAGTGTGAAAGAAGCTGGACACAATTTAGCCAAACTCGGTGCGTCATACAAAACACAAGCGGTGCAAATCATTAACGAAGTTGGCGGTGCTTCCAAAATAGCAGAGGTTGCGCCTGAAAATTATCAAGCCTTGCAGGACGCATTGGTAGAAGCATTTGAACAGGCAACTGCACAATCTGATGATTTGTAATTATAACTAAAGTTACTAGCCCGATATTTAATATCGGGCTTTTATTTAATCTAAAAGGAACTCATATATGAAAAATATCATGTTGAATTTAGACGGCCATTCTGTATTTAGTCCGTCTTCATCTGAAATGTGGCTGAATTGTTCGGGTAGTTTGTTGGCAAACATGAAGGTTAGGCAGGAAGGAATGGATAAAGGCTCGGAAGCTGCCGCAGAAGGTACGGTGGCACATGAAATGGCCGAAATATGGCTTAAAACAGGTAAAAAACCAATAGATAGAATAGATGATGTGATTGAAGTTGATGGCTATTCCATTGTTGTTACCGCAGATATGCTCGGTTACGTTGAGGAATATGTGAATTGGTGTAATGCGCAAGACGGCGAAAAGTTTGTGGAAGTGAAGGTGGATTTCAGCCATCTAATGCCTGTACCGAATCAAAAAGGCACGTCCGACCATGTGTGCATTTCAGGCAATAAACTAACCATCACTGATTTGAAATACGGCATGGGTGTCAAAGTAGATGCCGAACACAATACACAGCTTCAGATATATGCACTTGGCGCATTGGAGGAGTTCGGATTCATATACGATATAAAAACGGTTGAAATGCGTATATGCCAACCTAGATTGCACCATTTTTCAACATGGGAAATCACTGTTGAAGAACTGCTCGCTTTTGGCGAACACGTCAAAAAGAAAGCTCGCGAAGCGTGGTCTGAAAACGCACCTCGCAGCGTGAGCGAAAAGGGTTGTATGTGGTGCAAGGTAAAGGCCACTTGTCCGACAATGGCGAAGTATGTTGAATCGGCAGTAGATGACGCTTTTGCTGCCGTAGATGAAAGCAATGAATCCATCATAAACCGCATTGATGAAGGGGAATACTTGATGCAAATTCCTGAAGTTTCAGACTTGAACATTGAACAGTTGGAAAAGATTTACAGCAAAATCAAACCAGTTAAATCTTTTTTCGATGAAGTGGAGAAAAAACTGTTTGACTTTGCCCTGAAAGGCGGTAAAATGACCGCATACAAGTTAGTTGCAGGCCGAACTACCCGCAAATGGATTGATGAATCAGTCGTCCATCAATTCTTTGCAGATAATGGCTTGGATGAAAATACTTTCAATCCACGCAGCCTTGTAAGTCCAGCACAAGCTGAAAAGCTGTGCAAGGCCAACTCAATACCTTTAAGCGATATGGATTTGCTGATAGCCAGTCGTATTGGCAAACCCACAATAGCACCAATAGGCGATAAACGTAAGGAATTTATACCGAACGAAGATTTAGCCGATAGTGTTGATTGGCAGGACTGATAAGCGACTTCGGCGTTACGCTTAATAAAACGCCGACTTCTTACGCAGGGTGTATTGCGGTGGTAGAGTTTTGTCCATTCTCTCATCTTTCGTTTACAGGAATACCACGCATAGCAATCGGGTTGTCTATGTTAGTAATACATCCTGTACCCATTTACCTACATGGCGGGTAATCAATCACAAATGCCATGATTTAGTTTTTATTATTTAACGTTTTTTTTTTTAGAGGTTATGATATGAAAGTTGTAAAAAAAGTAGGTTGTCTTTCACTTTTAGAAAACGGTTGCGTGATGCTGAATCATGTGCCGACTTGGTATCCGCAGTTGGATGAACCCAAACCATTCAGCAACAAAGATAAAAATCCAAAGTTGAAGTATGGTTTGACTGCGTTTCTGAATAAGAAAGAGCATTCAGAAGAAATCGAGTTTTTGGAAGATTTAGTTCGTAAGAGTATGCCGCCCAAACGTAAATGGGAGCGTGTTGAACTGAAGAAACGTTGCATTTTAGATGGTGCTGAAATTGAAACATCTGATGGCGAACTCGTTGAACCTGATAGCGATATTGCACAACATTACCGCATCAAATTTTCTGCAAATGAAGATTATGCACCAGTTATTCGCAATGCTGGAAATGTAAAACTGAATCAGCGTATTCCAGAAGAACGTGCCGAAATCAAAGATATTGCCAAAAATGGCAAATTTATGACAATCCTGTTCGGTTTCTATGGATGGGAATCATCTGAATATGGAGCGGGTGTAACACTCAATTTACATGGTGTGAAAGTTCACAATGATTCCACTAAGTACAAACTGGGTGCTGCCGCAGCGGTTGATACTGATGATGTGGATTGGGGTGAAGAAGAAACCCAATGGGATTCCCCTGAAGGTGAAGGTGAGGGTGAAGGCGAAGGCGAATTGTAATAATCCCAACAAACAGGCCGACAATAAAATCGGCCTGTTTTTTTTCAACGATGGATTTTAACTTCCTTTTCAAAGGCTGCTTAAATTTTCATCAATACAAGGACAAATAAAATGGCAAATTATGACTACCGTAATGTTACGGCAATCATGGATATTGAGTGTTATCCGAATTACTTTCTAGTCGCATTCCGCGACACAAAAAATCCCAAACGAACAAAACATTTTGAAATGCGAAATTCAGGTAGCTTGGATATTGCAGAGCTATCCAAGTGGTTGAATAACGCAACACTAATCACATTCAACGGCAATCATTATGATATGCCGCTTGTAGCATACGCGCTTACTGGTGCTGATTGCAATGCGCTATATGAAGCATCCGTTGCAATTATCGGGCGTGATTACATAGACGAAAACGGCAAAAAACAACGCGGACAAGGGTTAAGGTCGTGGGAGTTTATGAAGCTGTACGACTTGTCATACCCATATGGTTTAGACCATATTGATATTTTCGAGATACCGAAAGGCGATTTGAGCCTGAAGGCTTATTCAGCCCGCATTGGTTGTAAGAAGCTGCAAGACCTTCCGATTGACCCGCATAAAATCCTAACCTCTCACGAAATGGATGAAATCGCGCGTTACTGTAATAACGACACGGCGAACACGCTTGACCTGTTCAATGAGGTAAAAGAGCAGATTGATTTGCGGATTCAGATTTCCAAAGAATATGGCTTCGATTTACGTTCTAAATCAGATGCACAAGTCGGAGAATCCATATTCAAATATGTAATTGAGAAAGATTTAGGCAGAAAGATTTACAAGCCTGATTTTTCATCAATCAAAAAGCGTTTCAAATACGATATTCCTGATTTTATACACTTCAAACATCCTGTATTGAAAGAGCTATACGATGTTGTTAAGAATACAGTCTTTGAGGTTGAGAAATCAGGCCATGTGAAGATTCCAGCAAGCCTTGCCGATATGAAGATTGATATTGGTCAAAGCCGATACACAATAGGCATTGGTGGCTTGCACTCAAACGAAAGCAAACAAGCTATTGTAGCCGCTGAAGACGAGATTATATGTGATGCTGACGTAGGCAGTTATTACCCGTCTATCATTATTAACGGTGGTTACTATCCTGAAAACTGCGGACTTCCATTCCTGCGGAACTATACGAAATTCCGTGATGACCGTCTTGCTTGGAAGCATATTCCTGAAAAGAAAACCATTGTGGCAACCTATAAAATTGCGCTGAATGGCTCTTTCGGTAAATTATCTTCTATTTACAGCTTCCTTTTCAGCCCGAAAATGCTTATCCAAGTAACCTTAACTGGACAACTGGCACTTTTGATGCTGATTGAGCGTATTGAAGCCGCTGGTTTACGGATTATATCGGCCAACACGGACGGTATTGTGATATACGGTAAGCGTAAAGACTTTCATAAAGCACAGCATGAAATTTCAGCATGGGAATTTGATACTAACTTCATGATGGAATACACGGAATACATGGCAATTTTCAGTCAATCCGTGAACAGCTATCTCGCTATGAAAAAGCCTGAAAAGGGGCAATCTAAAATTAAGTGGAAGCGAAAAGGCAGTTATGCCGAACGTGGTATTGAGCAAACAGGTAACGGGCAGGTATGTATTGAAGCAGTAATGGCCTTTTTGGAAAGTGGAACGTCTATTCGTGAAAGTGTTGAAGGCTGCACAGACTTCTTGAAATTCACTAGATTCCAGCAAGTTAAAGGTGGTGCATATAAAGACGGCGTGTATCTTGGTAAAGTGGTGCGCTGGTATTATTCCACACAAACAACAACAGCCATACTTAATAGCAATGGTAACAACGTAGCATTAACCAAAAATGCAATGCCCGCAATGGATTTACCCGACGAGATGCCGTCTGATATTGACTACGAATGGTATATCCGTGAAGCATATGAGATGCTTGATAGGCTGGGTGTGTCTGATATTGACCGTGATGAAAAGGCATTCGGTTTGGATAAAAACGCACCGCCTAAATGGGGGCATAAAGACGGGCAAGTAACCTACCATCTAATCAACATGGCAACAAAAGATGCGTTTTGTGAAGCCCGATTAGCAGACCGCCATGAAGATTGGGTATATTCAAGCGAAAAAGGCATACCAACAGACGGAAAAGTATGCGGCAAGTGTAAGAAACGTTATGAAAACAGCCAAAGTTGAACGTGAAAGCCGCATTGAGAAAACCAGCCGTTTGATTGCCGAAAAGAACGGCTGGTTTCAGGTAAAAATAGAACGTACCAGCATAAACGGTTTTCCCGATAGGCTTTTCATCCGAAACGGACAAACCGTTTATGTGGAGTTCAAGAATAGCACTGGAAGACTAAGCCTTGAACAACAGCGCGTGATTGATACCATGCGCGAACACGGGGCTGTTGTATACGTCATATCCAGCGTGGAGGAAGCAAATGTCATTTTTAGATAGGATTCGTAGGAAGTACGAACTCGTAGAGCTAACAGACGGCCATTTAGACGACTATCAGCGAACAGCCGTGCAGTTTTTGAAAGACAATCCAAGAAGTGCGCTATTTATTGACACTGGACTTGGTAAAACAGCCATCTGCTTGCGCTTGATACGAGACTTGATAGATGAAGACCGTATTAAGAAAGTGCTGATTATTGCACCGTTGAAAGTAGCCAACCAAACATGGGGAGATGAAATCAAAAAGTGGGAATTTTCAGCACCGTTGAGCTACAAACTTGTTCGTGCAGACCATATTGTCGCTAAAGTCAATTCAGCTAAACGTATGGAAAATAACCGAATGCTTGATGCTTCCGATATTAAGAAGATTGAGCGTAAGGTTAAATCCCATATCAATAAATTCACAAAAAACAATCCATCCGTAGATGCCGCGCAGCTTGTAGAGATTGAGGACAAGACACGAAAGGAATTGACTAAGAATTATCGTGCTTACAAGGCAGAATCGGCTAAATCCAATGCGGCTGGAGATGCTTTGCGTGAATGGGAGCGAACAAATCCAACCTTTATCCATATCATCAATCAAGAGATGGTCAAGTGGTTGGTGGACGCATGGGGTATTGAAGAATGGCCGTATGACTGCGTGATTTTTGACGAATCGGATGCGATTAAGGATTCAACAACGAAACGCTGGAAGGCTTTGAACAGCATCAAGCACAAAACGACCCATTTTTACCAGCTAACCGCTACGCCTGCCGCCGAAAGCTATATCGGTTTGTATGCACAAATTAAGCTATTGGATGATGGCAAACGATTGGGTTTTACAATGAGTGAGTATCGGGATAAGTATTTCAACTACAACCGATACAATCACAAAATAACGATTAAGGAAGGTGCGCAGGATGCGATTACTAAGGCCATATCGGATATAACCCTTGTCATGAAGCAAGAAGATTATCTGAAAGACGTACCGCCTTATGTTGTTGAAAACGTTACTTTTGAACTTCCCGAACACGCTCGAAAACTGTATCAAGATATGAGCAAATCGGGCATGATACGGCTTGATGATGGAACATTGATTGTTGCCGAACAAGCCGTGTCGGTCTTGCAGAAAATGATGCAAATATCAGCAGGCTTCGTGTACGAAAGTGAAGAAAGCATTTCAGACTTTGGTGCATTGGTAAACAATCGGACAATCCATCATATTCATGATGAAAAAATTAAAGCACTGCGTGAATTGATGGATAGATTCCCTGATGAAAACTTTTTGATTTCATACTACCATCAAGGCAGCTTGGAGCTTTTGCAGAAGCATTTTCCTCAAGCCGTGAAGATGGATAGGAAAGGCACTCAAAAGAATGATTGGAATGATGGCAAAATCAAAATGCTTTTGATGCACCCGAAATCAGGCGCACATGGCCTTAACCTGCAAAAAGGCGGTCATATTGTCATAAATTATGATGTGTACTTCAGTTACGGGCAGTTCTATCAATTCCTACGCCGTTTGGCAAGGCGTGGTCAGAAACATGAGAGTGTACTGGTGTTCAACATACTGGCCGCTCGAACATATGATGAAGAGGTGCAGCGTAGTTGTTGGGTGGATAAAGGCGAAAGTCAAAACGCATTTTTTGGCTTGATTCAGAAATGTAAAAAGGCATTGAAACATGGCTAATATGAAAAAGGCATCAAACGCCCTGCTACTTGGAAACGGAACAAACGCAACACTTACGGTTGATGATATTTTAAGCAAAGGTGTTACCATCAATCAGGGGGCTGTTATATTCCATATTCATAATACAGAACTTAGTAACTTGATGCGTAAGGCGAAAATTCAGCCTTCAGGCGTTAGAAACGGACACGATATTTACAGCATACGCGATATTGCAAGCGTTTGTGTACCGCCTGCATGGAGTGATGAAGAGTGGGAAGAAGTGCTACACAAAGGCCACTTCCCAGCACGTCTAACCAAAGACTTTTGGAACGCGAAACAAGCACGATTAACCTATCTGAAAAACGCAGGCGCATACTGGCATACATCCGATGTAATAGCCGCTGTTAGTGAGATTAACAAGTCGTTTGCGACAAGCATCAAACTGATTGTGGATGACGTAGATAGGAAAGCACCATTATCGCAAACACAAAAGGATATTGTTATACAGTTGCTTGATAATGCAATGAATAACGTTGCAAAACGCATTGAGGATTTGTTCGGAGGTAAAGTTGAAACCGAACGCAAAATACGAAGTGCTGAATTAACAGGCGAAAGGGTGGATGATGACGAACTCGACGATTTATAGCCAACAAGAATACAAAAGCCTTGCTGATATGATGATAAGTCTTGCCAGTATTTTAAGGCCGCCTAAACGCATGATGGTTTCACAATGGGCTGAAGAATATCGTTATGTGGATAATAAAGGTTCCTACGTCGGCTTTTGGCAAAACAGCACTACGCCATATATGGTAGAGCCTATGGATACTTTATCCAGTCCGTTTTATACGGGTGTTATCGTAGTAGCACCTGCACAATGCGGCAAAACCGATGCGCTGATTGTGAACTGGACTGGATATACCGTAGCTTGCGACCCAATGGATATGCTAATCATCAACCCTACCAGCGCAATGAGTAGGGATTTTTCGCTTCGTAGGGTGGATAAACTGCTGCGGGATACCAAAGAATGCGGGGAATTGCTGAATGAGGATAGAAATGCCGACAACATAAGCGATAAGCATTTCAAGAACGGTGTGTTTTTATCCCTAACACATCCAAGCGTGAGTGAACTTGCAGGCCGTCCAATTCCGCGTGTAGCCCTAACCGACTACGATAGGATGCCTGATGATGTGGGCGGGGATGGTTCGCCCTATGACTTGGCATCAAAGCGTACAACAACATTCGGTTCATACCGTATGACGCTGGCTGAATCCAGCCCTAGCCGACCAATAGAAGACCCTAACTGGCAAGAGGTAGAGGGTTCTCATGAAGCACCGCCTACGCGCGGTATTTTCGCTTTGTACAATCGTGGGGATAGGCGGAGGTGGTACTGGGCTTGTCCGCATTGCAATCAGCGATTTGAGGGTACTTTCAAACAACTGCGGTGGGATAAAAATGCTACAAACATGATTGATATTGCCGATAGTACCTACATGGAATGCCCTAAGTGTTTTAGCCGTATCGACTATTCCCAGCGTTATGAAATGCAGCAATCGGGGGTATGGGTTAAAGATGGTATGTACTTTAATCATAAAGGGGAATTGGTTGGAAGCCCGCGAAAAACGCAAATAGCATCATTTTGGCTGCGTGGTGTTGCCGCTGCATTTGTGTCATGGGGTGGGTTGGTTAAATCGTTTCTCGAAGCTGAAGAGGAATTTAAGACAACGGGTTCGGAAGAAGCCTTGCAAAAGTTCTTCAATACCGACTTGGCAGAGCCATACATTCCAAAATCTCAAATTCAGCAAAGACAGCCCGAACATTTAATGGCGCGTGCTATTGAGTTGGGAGACCGTGTTGTCCCAGTAGGTGTTCGTGCATTGATAGCCTGTATCGACGTACAGAAAAACAGGTTTGTTGTTCAAGTACACGGTATATCGGCAGGTAGTCCGTTTGATATTACAGTAATCGACCGTTTCTCAATCACTCAATCAAACCGATTTGATGCAAACGATATGCCATACATGGTAAAACCGTCCGCATTCTTGGAAGACTGGGATTTGATTGAAACTGAAGTCATGCGTAAAACGTATCCTTTATCTGATGGAAGTGATAGGGTTATGGGTATAACTATGACTGTTTGCGATAGTGGTGGTTATTCCAATGAAAAAGGCGAAAACACAACTGCAATGGCCTATGATTTTTACAGGTCTTTGCGTAAAAAAGGTATTTCAAGCAGATTCCACTTGGTAAAAGGGCATGGTTCACAATACGCGCCTACCACGCAAATCAATTTCCCTGATGCAACACGCAAAAACTCAATGAGTATTGCTCGCGGAGATGTACCTGTTTTAATGCTGAATTCAAATTTATTGAAGGATACGTTGTCAAACCGACTGGATGTTACCGTACCCGCACATGGCATGATTAGCTTTCCATCATGGTTGCCGATGGACTTCTATCAAGAGTTATGTAATGAGATTCGCTTGGCTAAGGGTTGGGAAAAGATTATCAAACGCCAAAACGAAGCATGGGATTTGCTGTATTATTGTATGGGGGTTGCCGTATCACGTTTGATGCTTATTGACCGTGAGGATTGGAATAATCCAAGTCCACGCTATGCAGACTGGGATAAAAATCCAATGGTTTTCAAACAAGTTGCGGAAGACGGTGTGAACGGCGATAATGATGTTTTAGTTTCAGATGACGGTTCGTTGTCATGGGATGATTTGAATAAGAGGTTTACCGAATGATTTGTACAATATATACGCCTGAAATGCTGAAAGAAGCAAAAGAAGCCTATTTGCGTATCGCAATGGGGCAAAGCGTGTCCGTACTCATAGACCAAAACGGAGAACGGGTTGAATACCAACGCGCCAATTTAGCAATGCTGGCCGATTTAATCCGTAAGATGGAAATTGAACTTAATGCGTGTGCGGGCGTAAACGCCAGCAATAGTGCTTTGCAGCCGCTTCGCATTTACTATTAAAGGTGGTGTATGAGTGATATTGACAATTATCATGCAAGTGGTGGGAAGGGTTTAGGTGGCCTTGAAGCGGCTAGTAGGAATAGCCGTGAAATGGCAACATGGAACGCTTCCCCGCTGCCGATGGATGTGTTATTCAGGTATGATAAAGATACCATAGATGACCGCGCCCGCGATGTGATTCTGAATGATGGTTACGCTTCAGGCGCAATGACCATCCACAAAGATAACATTGTCGGCAGTCAATTCAGACTTAATGCCCAACCAAACGCAGATGTACTGGGTATTGATGATGAAGAATGGCTGTATGCCTTCCAGCGACAGGCCGAATCACGTTTTAACAATACCGCATCAAGCACTCAAAATTGGCTTGATGCAAGCGGTGTGAACGACTTTACGGCCTTAATCCGACAAGCAGTCGGAATGTTCTTGGTGCATGGCGAAGTTGTAGCTGTTGCTGAATGGATTACTGATGCCAAGCGTCCGTACAACACGGCCATTCAAGTAATCAATCCTAAACGGCTATCCACGCCCGAATATTTGAATGAAAGTGCATCCATTAAATCGGGTATTGAGCGTGATTCCTACGGTAGAGCTATTGCATACCATATCCGTGAAGCCCATCCGTTTGATTTCTCAGATACGTTAAATAAATACAAGTGGAAACGTATTGAAGCTACAACCGCATGGGGACGGCAACAAGTAATCCACATCATAGACCAGCTATTACCTGACCAGATTAGGGGTGTTAGTGAATTGGTTTCAGTATTGAAGCAAATGCGTATGACACGTCGTTTCCAAGACGTTGAATTGCAACAGGCCGTATTGCAGGCAACATACGCAGCAACACTGGAAACCGATATGCCGCCGAATATTATAGGCGAAATCATGGGGGCAAATCCCAACGCCCCTTCTTTTGAATCTGCGGCAAAATCAGTGCTTACGTCTGTTGCAAGAAGTGAAGCAACACGGAATTTGCAGGTTGATGGTGTTCGCATACCCGTATTGCATCCTAATACCAAGTTACATTTGCAACAGTTAGGCCAACCCAGCGGTACGGGTTCGGAGTATGAGCAGTCATTGTTACGCCATATTGCCGCTGGGCTTGGATTGAGTTACGAACAGTTCTCACGCGATTACAGCAAAACCAACTATTCTTCAGCCCGCGCAAGTATGAATGAAACCTACAAATTCATGCAGGCACGGAAAAAGTCGGTAGCCGACAAACTGGCAACAGCAATCTATCGGTTATGGCTTGAAGAGCAAATCAGCATGGGTACAATCCCGTTACCGAAAGGCAAGCATAAAACTTGGATTTACAAACCTGATGTGTTCGATGCCTTAGCAAACTGTTCGTGGATTGGTGCTTCACGCGGACAGATTGACGAAATGAAGGAAACGCAGGCTGCAATTCTCAAAATCAATGCGGGTTTATCCACACTCGAAGCAGAATCGGCCAAACTTGGTGTGGACTGGAGGGAAACCTTACAGCAACGTAAGCGTGAGCAAGACGAAATCAAACGACTTGGAATTGAAATCAGTAACGGTGCTGAAAAGGCAGTTGTAAGTAAGAAGCCTGCATCTCAAGACGATTCACAATCAGAAAATGGCACGGAAGATAAAACAACCGATAAGGAAAATACCGAATGAATATCCATCCGATTGTTAGCGGTTTGCTAACACAACAAATAGTAAACTTAGTTGTTAAGGATAGTGCAAGCGGGGAGTTTTTAACCAATCTGCACGCTATCACATCAAACCAAGATTTGCGGACTGAAGAAGGCCGCATTGCTGCTATGAATCAGTCATTGAATGGTGTGATTGTGGCATCTATGGGTTTTGATGACGATGATGATTATTATCAAACCTCAATGTATCGCGTTAAAAGCGGTGTGGCCTATATCCCTGTACATGGCGCATTGATTAACCGATTTAACGGCAGTTGGTTCGGCTTAATCACTGGGTACGACTACATCAAAGCCGCTGTAAAACAAGCGGTATCTGATGAAAACGTGAGCAAGATTGTATTGGATGTGAACAGCTATGGTGGAGAAGCCGCTGGTTGTTTTGAAACATCACAATACATCCGTGAAATGGCAGACAAGAAGCCTATAACAGCAGTGGTAAATACTAACTGCTATTCAGGTGGTTACGCACTCGCTTCAGCGGCCAGTGAAATTATCGCAGTGCCATCCGCTGGAATCGGCTCGATTGGTGTCGTATCCATGCACGTTAGCTATGAGAAATACCTTGAATCTTTGGGTTTGAAAACAACATTCATTCAGGCAGGGGATAAAAAGACGTTGGGTAATCCCTATCAGGATTTGACTGAAGAATCCAAAGATGATATACAGAAACGTGTTAATGTTTTATATGAAGGTTTTACAAAGCTGGTAGCTGATAATCGTGGCATTGATGTTGCCGATGTTATCAAAACTCAAGCGGCGTGTTATACTTCTGAAGAAGCACTTGAAATCGGCTTGATTGACAAAGTTTTAACTGTTGAGCAAGCTGTTGAATTTTTAACTAAAAAGGATGAAAACATCATGACAATTGATGCAAAACAACCTTCAACAACTCAAGAACAGCCTGAAACTGGTGTCAATGCTGCGGCAGCAGAGCGTACCCGTATTGGTGCAATTCTCGGTTGTGAAGCGGCCAAGTCATCTAGCCAACTGGCAAATCATTTGGCCTTTAACACTAACGTTTCCGCTGAAGAAGCAACGGCTATTTTGACTGCCGCCAAAGCAGATGTTGATGCTGCGGCTGATAAAGCCAAAACTGAAGTGTCTGCCGAAACCACTGCCAAAGTGGAAGAATCAAATCCGCTTGCGCAGGCAATGGCCGTATCAGGTAGCCCTAAAGTGGGTGCTGATGCAGCCGTTACCACAGGCACTATTGATGTTGAATCTTTGGCAAAAGCTGTTAATTGATAAGGGGATTTAAATGTTTGCTATGAGCGAAAAACAAAATGCAGGCATGGCATTAACGCCGATTTTCAGCCGTGCTAATCCTGCCGTTGTAACCTTAGAAGGTACTGCCGACAGTGATATTAAACAGTATCAGGTTGTAACTTACAATATGGGCGGCCGTAAGGTAAAACCTGTAACAAGCATAGGTGGGGCTGGTACTTCAAATACAGTCCGATTAGCGGTTGCCGCATTCCCTGCAAAATCAGGGAAGGGTGTAACAGTGTATGTAGAAGGCTTCATCAACATCAATGCGGTTGATGTTTCTGCAATTACCGATATGGCAGGTGCAACAACCGCAGATAAAGTAAATAATTTGAATACCCTTGCAGGAATTTCTGGTATTTACTTTGACGATTCCGTGCTGACCCGAAACACTACTGATTTGTAAGAAAGGCAAAATATCATGGCATTGACCTTAACTGAAACTTTGATTCAAGGCGGACTTATCAAGCACCTTGAAATGCCTAAATATTTCTATCAGAAGATGTTTAAGGCACAATTCTTCTCAAAAACAGACACAATTGTTTACGACGAAGTCTATGAAGACAATCGTGCAATGGCTCGTTTCGTAGCACCTAACGTTGTTTCGGCTACCAATCAAAACAAGCCATTCCAAGCTAAAGCGTTTCGCCCTGCGTATCTGAAAGAGAAACACGTTATCCATCCATACGACCCTGCTTTGCAAGCACGCGCAGCAGGTGAAGCTATCGGCGGTACGTTGTCAATTGAGCAACGCGAACAGTTGATTCGCGCTAAGATTATCCGCAATCAAGCAATGATGATTGAGAATCGCATTGAGTGGATGTGCTTCCAAGCACTTGCCGCTGGCAGCTTGCGTATCCAAAGTGCGATGTATCCTGATACAACCGTTGATTATGGCCGTAACAGCGACTTGCAACTCACTACCGCTGGCGCGGGGTTGTCATGGGGTAACGCCAACAACAATCCGCTTATGCTGATTCAAGATATGTCCGACCGTATATATGAAAAAGGCCGTGGTGAACTGAATACCCTGATTGTTGGCAGAACTGCCGCGCAAAACTTCAAACGTTGGTTTGAACACAAAGACCGCGCCTTCCTGTTGGATAACAACTTCAGAGGTTCAGACCTGAAGACCAATATCATGAATGCAGGCGAAGTTTATAATGTTGGCTTGGTTGGTATGTTCACTGGTTCAAACGGTACACGCATTGAGGTGTGGAGTGATAACCGCGCATATCAGGATACCGACGGAACGTTCAAACGCTATTTGGGTGATAATGAAGTAATCGGTTTCGATAGTAATGCATTCATGGGCGTTCAAGCCTTTGGTGCAATCAAAAACGGCGAAGCTCGCTATCAGCCTATGCGTGTATTCCATTCTGAATACACTTCGCAAGAGCCGCGTGATGTTTACCTGTTGTCTGAATCAGCACCGTTGCCGATTGTGTTGAATCCTGACGTAACTTGCCGCGTTCTCAACGCTAACTCTTAACCTTCAATAAAACAGTTTGGATTTTTATAATCCTAACTGTTTTATTCCGTAATAGAAAAGGAACTAATCATGTTTAAAATTATTGCAGCAGCAGCATTTGTCAATGACGCGGGCGTGTCTATTCATGTTGGTGATGAAACCACCATTTCCGCAGAACTGTTGGCCGAACACAACCGATTATGTGATGAATATGGCATTCCGAAGCATCAAGTGCTTGAGGAACTTGAAGACAAAGAGCCTGAAGGTGATGAAGAGAAGTCCAAACGTGGACGTAAGCCGAAGGCCGAACAGAATCCTGAAGGCGGTGAAAAAACACCTGAAGGCGGTGAAAAAACACCTGAAGGCGGTGAAAAAACACCGGAAGGCGGTGAAAAAACACCTGAAGGCGAACTGTAATCAGGTTCTAAATTATGGCTTTTGATTTTCTCAAAGAGAAGAAAGCCGCGCGGCAAGTCTTACATGAAAGGCTTGCCGTTTCTTCTAAGCACATATCAGCGGCAACAGGGCGCGTTTCAGATTGCAGGGTTCGTGTACACACTAGAATCAATCTGATAGGCGATGTGGATTATCAAGGTTTTGCTGAAATGTCGGAAGGTGTTGTGGTTATTTTGTGTACGATTACTGAAGCCCGCGCATTGAATTTTTCGCCTAATGACAAAATCATATACGATGGAGAAGAATACATATTGCATACGCAAATGGATGATGACCGTGTGTATATTGAGAAATGGCAAGCTACTCATAATCGCAGGGAACACCCATGATTGATATTGATTTACGCGACTTGGTAGCGTTTGATGAAATGCTTGCGCTGTTTCCCGATAGGGTGCAGCAGGCGGCATCAATGGCTATTAACCAAACAGCCAAACGTGAAGCACTTGGCAGGGTTAGAAAGGATATGCGTAAACAGATTAACTGGAAAGAATCATATCTATCAAATCCTGATAAAACAGGCATAGGCCGCTTGGCAAGCAGAAAGCACTTGGAAGCGACTATATACGCGCGGGATAGACCGACAATGCTTAACCGATTCAGACCTAATCCAAACCTAATACCCGCCAAAGGTAAACAGCAAAAAGGCGTAACGGTTAGGGTTAAGCCGAACAACACAAAGGTGTTGCGTAAGGCATTCGTAGTGGCACTTGGTAAGAGCAAGAATCCAGCCGTTATGGTGCGTACTAAAGGCGGTGCTAGCGAGCCGCCAAAAGGTATCACACATGGCGGCGGTAGGTATATAAGCAGTATGCGGGCTTGGCTGCTATACGCGCCATCCATAGACCAAGTGATGCAGGATACAGCCGACCGAAACGCTGATAAAATAGCGCAATATTTGCAGAATGAGTTTCTGCGACAATTTGAAAGACTAGGGAAATAAAATGGCAGACTATAAACGCTTGGCCGCTTTAAAAATATTAGGCCGTCTGATTGAGCAAGAAGTAGGTGTCAAGGTATATCGCGGTAGGCAGGTGGTTGGTACGGATATTCCCTTACCATTTGTCGTAATCAATGAAGCTATCCGCGCAGGCGATTCACGAACGGTAGAGGAAGAAGCCCGTAACAATCGCTTTGACCGTGTAGACTTCCTGTTATCGGGTTATGTGAAGCCGAACAGCGTAGAAAATCCAATGGATACCGCTTACGAATGGATTGCCAAGATTGAACAGGCATTTGCCAAAATTCATGAAATCAATCCGACCAATGGTAATCCAAAATATCCCGAATGGTACAATTTAGGCGACCTTGTAACAAAGTTCGTCTATAGCACACCTGTTGCACACAATCCGCCTAATGAAGTACAATCAAACTCGTATTTCTACATTTATTTTTCATTTCACGTCGGGTATGATGCGCGTAATCCGTATCAATCGGACAATTAAGTAACTATCTGAAAGGATTAAACTATGGCAATCACACGCGGTAATACTACCGACTATTTGATTCCTAATGGTATGGTTGATTTCAACCGTTTTCCAATCGTAAACGGCGTGGAGCGTAAAGACCTCGCCAAAGGCTTGCGCTATCTTGGTGCAAGTAAAGAGTTCAACCTCTCGATTGAATCCGAAACCATTGAGCACCAATCATCTGAATGCGGTAAAAACGTAGTTGATGAAGAGTTCGTAAAAAGCACCAAAATCAGCGGCAGCTTGGTTATTGACAACATTTCCGCCGAAAACTTGGCAATGTTCTTTTCGGGTGATGTTACTAATGCCATTCAAACTGCCAAAACAGGCGAAAAAGATATTATCAAAGTTATGCCTGGACTGGGCTATCGCTTAGGTGCAACCCGCCAAAATCCGAATGGTGTGTTTGCAGCCGTAATCACTAAGATTGAAACCTTCGCTGATGAAGCCAAAGCCCGCGCAGGTACGCCTAAAGTTGCCGAACTGGTAGCCGATACCGACTACTCTTTCAATGCCGACCAAGCCTATCTGATGATAGGGGATAAGAAATCCACGAACAAGATTGCCGACGAAGGCACTTGGATTGTGGTTACTTATGACCTGAAAGCGGCAACCCGTAATGTAGTGGTTAGCAAAGGCGATAGCTATACTGGTGAACTGTACTTCAGAGGTTGCAACGTGCGTGGTGAAAACCGCTGGTATCGTATCCCCCGCGCCAAACTGGAAGCAAACGGCGATTTCAGCTTGAAAGGCGGTGAAGACTATACATCCATGTCGTTTACGGTAACGGTGTTGAAAGACAACGACGACCCAACAATGCTGTATTCAAACGGTACGCCCGTATTCAGCTAACGCTTGAAACTTGCGTGAAAAAGGCCAGTCTGATACTATTCAGGCTGGTTTTTTTTATCACTAAAAGGAAATGTAATGAAAAACGCAAACATTGATTTTTCAGGCGTGGTGTCTGTAAGCAAAATCGTGCATGGTGTGGAAGTGCGCGGTTTGAACTTTGCCGATGTATCAGCGCAATGGCAGACTAACGGTACTCGCCTGATGGATGCTTATGATGAAATCGTGGCAGCAGGCGCAAATACTGAAGATGTGATGAACTTGGCTAATACCTTCATCAAACACGCACCCGACTTGGCAAGAGCCGCGTTTTTGGCCGCTATCAATGATGACGGTGCGGTTCACGCCATTCAAAAACCGAATACGCCTGAAGGCAGTCAAGACCCGAACGACTACTTGCAATTAACCGCAGGGGAAATTTGGGATACACGCATGAGCATTGGTAAACAGGCCGACTTCATCATGGCGATTATCGAATTGACAATGGCTGAATCAGATACGCTAAAAAAAAGTCTGATGAAATTCATGCAGAAGAGCCAAGCACCGAACACGTTAGCGCAGCAGGTGCGGCTGAATATCACGAAGTAGAAAGTTTCATGTTGTCTTTAAGGCGGGATGTGAGTGTGTGCTTGGCAAGCGGCCACTCGCAAGCCCGCCTTTATTCACTTATAATGCTGCGAAATGAAGCGGAAATCATACGAGAACGCAGGCGACAAGACTTTATTTTATATGGGGTTTTGACGAAGTTAGTTAATGATGCGGGAAATACTGATATAGCGGAAAAAGACCGAAAAGCATTGCATCACGAACTAACCAATATGTTTAAACAAATAGGGCTTGGATATTATGGCTGATTTAAGAAGTGTTGAACTACAAATCCGTGCGACTGATTTGTCGGGCAAGACAATCAAAGACGTGCGGAAAAACATCAATGAGTTGAAAACAACCCTCGAAGCGCAGGCTAAGGCATCTTTGCGCGGCAAGACCGATTTCAAAAAATACGAACAAGGCTTGAAAGACCTTGCGTCTGCCGCCGACAAATTGGTGGCATTGCAGGGTATTGCTGGCAAACTTGGAAAGATGAATGATGCTTATGCCGAACAGTCTGAAAAGCTGAAAGCGGCATCAAAAGCGTATAGCGATTTGTCTGAAAAAATCAGCAAAGCGGGTGTGCCAACAAAATCGCAGGTTACGCAGCTTGAACGTTTGCACAAAGCCCAAACTAAAATGGCTGAAAGTGCTGAAAAAGCTAAGAACGCTTATGAAGCGCAGCGCATTGTGGCCGAACAATACGGTATCAATACCAAGAACATTTCAGCGGCGCAGGAAGAACTCAATAAAAGCCATCAAAGAACACTGCAAACCATAATCAACCTACGCAATGCCAAAAACAGCCTTTTGGCACAAAATGCCATTGGTATCCGTGATGCACAGGCTGAACAAGCGAACATCAAACGCAATAACGAATTGCTGCGTAAAAACATCCAGCTTTGGCAGGAAAACGTCAAGGCTATTCGTGCCGCGCGTGCTGAAGCAGCCAAGCAGCAACAAGGCCGTAACGAAGCATTAAACCAACAACGCTTGGCTGAACAACGCTTGGCCGAACAGCAAGCCATCTTACAATCGCGCAGGAATGTGATAAACGCTTCCAAACAGCCATTGTCTAGGCAGGTTATCACTGCTCGAAACGAAGCGGATTTGGCAAATACCAGCAATTCAGCCCGCGTATCAAACAGCATTCGCGGTAACAATCTATCAGGTGCGATGACTAATATCGCGGCATCTGTACGCGCATCACAAACGGCCATTAGAGGTTCGGTACGCGATGTACAGCAGCTAACCGATAGAATCAAAGCCTTGCGCGAAGCACAGAAACAGATGATTGCCGTTGCATCAAACATTGATGCGTTTAAAAAGCAATCGGAAGTAATGCACAACCTGAAGGCTGAATATACAGCCTTGCACCAAAGATACCATGCCTTGAACAATGCAATGCGTGATGGCAACGTAACTGAAGCGCAAGTCCGCCAACTGGATAACTTGGTAGCGCGTTTGAATAAGGTTGGTTCGGCCTATGCGAAGCAGAAAGTTAGTGTTGCCGCATTATCACGCACATTGTCTGCCAGCGGTGTGAACGTGAATAAATTAGCGCAGGCTGAAAGCCGATTGACCGCAAATGCTACCCGCAGCGCAGCCGCATTGAAAGGGCTTGAAAGAAACTTGGCAGCAGTGGCCGCAAGCGGCGATAAATCAGCACTCATGATGGCACGTTTCGGCAACAGCAGCCGTAGCGCACTTGGCTTTATGCAGCGTTTGCGCGGGCAGATTATCGCCTTGACGAGTGCTTACTTTGGCTTGAATGGTGCAATCCAAGTATTCAAACAGGCTATTGAATCAGGCCAAGAGGGTATGGTTCTTAAAATACGAACTGAAGTTTTGGCCGATAACTGGAAAACTTCAGCAGATGACTTGGAAGCATATTTCAGAGGAACTGCCGAACGCATGGGCTTGGTGCTTTCCGATGTCATCCAAGATGCGTCCAAGTTGTTTGTAGCGGCTAAAGAAAACGGTTTTGATGTTAAAGAAGCCCAGTATGTGTATGAGCAGTTCGCTGGTTTGGGGCAGTTGATGGGTGCTGATGCCGAAACGCAAAAAGGTATCACAAAAGCCCTAAGCGATATGTTCTCAAAAGGCACGATTCAGGCTGAAGAGTTGAAAGGTCAATTAGGCGATAGACTGCCTCAAGCCCTAGCATTGTTCTCAAAAGCCACTGGCAAATCGAACGCCGAATTGCTGAAGATGATGGAGAACGGCGAACTTACTGCCGAATATATCCTGAAAGCGGCAAAGGTAATCGAAACGCAATACGGCACGCAGATGGAGAAGATGTACCACTCTTTGGCAGCCGAACAAGCGCGTGCAAACAACGCATGGAAAGACTGGTTACGCATTATTTCCGATGCGGGTGTGTTGGAGAACTTCAAATCCTTGTTGGTTCAAATTACAGACTTCCTGCGCAGTGAAGAAGGCAAACAATGGGCTTTGAATATCGCAGCCGCTTTGAACAAAGTTATTGATGCTCTCAAATGGTGTGTAGACCATGTGAATCTACTGGTAACTGCCTTTGGTGCGCTAATGGCTATTGGTGCAGTGCAAGCCTTTGCAAGCATGGCGATAGCGGTGCGGATGTTGGCAGCAAATATCGGTATTGCCTTAAAGACAATGGGTAATATCGGTGCTAAGTTCGGCTTGGTATCCACGAACGCAGCAGCGGCAGGTGTTGGAATACGCGGTTTCGTAAACGGCATTGGTGGGTTGGTTAAAGGTTTAGCGCGTGCGTTTATTATCTTTGAAGCTATCGCAGCCATCATAAAAGGCGTGGTGCGCGGCTTTGAGCGGGCTACTGGTTCAACAATCGAACTTAACGACGTATTGGGCGTTTTAGGCGATGTATTTTTCCTAATCGGCGAAGTAATCGGCACGGTATCTGAAGTAATCGGCACGGTATTTGAGGGTGTATCTGAAAACATTGCAACAGTAACAGAGTTTATTGTCGGACTGTTTACTGATGCTGAAGAATCGGCAGATAAGTCGAACGACAATATTGCCGATTCATTCAAAGACGGTGCTAAGAAATCTGAAAGCACATGGATTAAAACACTTCGCGTCATCACTAAAGGCTTGGATGCCCTGCGCTGGGCGGCCAAGTCCATTGTCAAATACATGGTCGGTTGGTTTACATGGGGCTTTGCCAAGATTAAAGGCGAAGCCGCCGTTATGCCTGAATTTGCCAAGATTGCTGAAGAGGTTGCAGGCGAAGTAGCCAAAGACGGCGCGGAAGCCCGACTGGAACAGCACTTGAAAGAGCAGGCGGAAGTCAAAAAGCAAAACAGACCGTTTGCCGACAAAACCCAAACGCCTGAAGAACGCGCCATTGCCAAGCTGGATGAAAAGGTGCAGAAAGCCCGCGAAAAGGCTGAAAATTCAAGACGGAAGGCTGAAGAGGAAGCTCTCAAACGCTTAGAGAAAGAACTAAGCTATGAGAAGATGATTCAAACGCTGATTGACCGCAGGAATGGTAAAAATACAGACCCATCAATCGGACGGCACAAATCATTAGGCGATTGGTATCGCGCTGAATACAACAAAGTTAAGGCGCAGTACGCAGGCAATGACCCGTATGCGGATGTGGCAACAACCAAAGATGAAGAAGCCGCGAACACGCAGCTTGAAGCCGCAAACTTACAGCTTCAGGCCGCACAAACACGGACAACTGGTACAGCGAACTCATACAACGGCGGAAAGACTGTTCAAACGCCGATTGCTAAATCTTTGGCACAAATTAAAGGCGCAGCAAACGGAAGTAATACGGCCAAACTGCCTAGTGAACTCGCTATTAGTGGTAACGCGTCTGCTTTCGCTAAGATAAATAAAGCAGCCGAAGTTGCTACCAATCAAACAACTCGAACACTCAACGGCCAAGTCAAAGCTGTTACTGATTACACTGGAAAATGCGCCCGCTATGTAAACGATGCCTTCCGAAAAGCAGGCTTCGTTATGCAGGGGAATGGTGCGGACGTTGCCCGTAATGCGATTAACAGCAAACAAGGCTTCCAAGAAGTCAAATATGATGCCAACTATGTACCGCAAAAAGGCGATATTATGTCGCTTCCGCGCGGCTTCGGCCAAAGCAGCAAATACGGCCATGTTGCAGTATTCAATGGTACACACTGGGTGTCTGATGCCGTGCAACGTGTTCGCGGAAATACAGCGGCCACGAATGATGTGTCATGGGCTAATATCAAAAGCGGCAAGTCCAAACCTACCATTGCCCGATATACAGGCGTTAATGGCGGCATTATTACATCAAGCGGCCAAAAAGCACCTGTAATCAAAACGCAGTCGGTTAGTGTTGAGAACAGCGGAAGCCGTCAAGATAAGGCTTTAGCTTATTATCAAAACCAGACCAAGCGTTATGAGCGTGAGCTATCCAATACCAAGCAATCAGGCCGTGATTATGATGTTGAAGAGAAGATTGAGCAGCTTAATGCCCGCGTTAAGGCTGAAGCCGCTGAAGCCCTGAAAGACTTGTACAAAGCAATCGGCGTGAATGGTGTTGAAGGTTTGATTAACCGCAAACCTGAAGATATATCGGTGGATTTGTCCAATAGCACTTTGGATGAAATCATAGACGGCTTCAAAAACCTCATGCAGCCCGATATTGACAACAAAATCGCTAAATCTTTGGAACTTATTGCACTTGATTACGCATCTTCCAAAGGCGGCACAATTGATGAAGCACTTGAATGGTCTAAGCAGTTTGAGCCACAACTGCGTAAATACGCCGAACTTTCAGCCCAAAAGGAAATGGAAGGGGCGGTAGATGCGTTTACAGCATCAATGGATGCCGAACGCAAACGCATGGAAGAAGAGTTCAAGAACATGGCAGAGTATGTGGCAAGTGCTACATCTCGCGGTGCTATGGCGGTTAAAGACGGTCAAGACTTAATTGCTACGCATAGCCAACGTTTCGCAGACGGCATGGCAACAGCGCGTGCTAAATTAGACGAATTGGTAAATTCAAAAGGATTTAGTTCGTTATCAGGCTTGCAGCAAGCGGCCATATTGAATCAGCGTGAACAGTTGAATGCAAGCAGTGCCAAGTCTGCCAACAATCCGCAAACGATTGCAGCCGACGCAGCCATCAAAGAACACGTTAATGCCATCAATGCCTTTATCCAAAGCAAGGATGACTACATCCGCCTGTTGAACAATATGCAGGCAAGCGGCGCGATAACAGTTGCACGGCGTGAACAGCTTGAGATGGAGTATCTATCCAAAGCTGAAGCTAAGATGAAGTCTTATACGGAAACTTCGCGTGAACTGATGCTGACACTTGGAGATAAGGCATCTGTTGAAAACCTTGCCGAACTCGCAGCTGTAACAGACGAACTCAATTCCAAGATGCAGCAAACAGAGTTTCATGCCAAGTTTATGAATGAAACCTATCAGCAGCTTGGAAAGGGTGCTGAAGTAGCGTTCGATGCCGTAGCCAAAGGCATTGCAGGCATGATTACAGGCGAAATGAATGCCAAAGAAGCCTTGCAAAACCTAACGCTGGCCTTCGCGCAATGGGCGGCTGAAACCTTGCAACACTTGGCAAAAGTCATCCTTCAACAGTACATAAGCTATGCCCTATCAAACGCACTTGGTATGGGTAGCGGTGCTGGATTAGGCAGTGTTGCAAGCGGTGCATTAGCTAACCTATTCCATACAGGAGGCTTGGTAGATGGTGGTGGACGTGGCATGAATAAGCGTGTCAATCCGCTTGTCTTTAAAGGGGCTACACGCTACCATAGCGGCGGTATTGCTGGCCTTGCGCCGAACGAAGTCCCTGCGATATTGCAAAAAGGAGAAGAAGTATTGACTGCCGATAATCCGCGTCATAGGAATAATTATCGCGGTGGTGGACAGGTTGATAATGGCGGCATCACGCTAATCAATACTTTTGACCCTGTTGATGCAATATCCAAAGGACTTGCCAGCACACGCGGCAGGAAAATATTGGTTCAAGCAATGCAGCGTGAACGAAACAGTATTAAATAGAAAGGTTTATTTATGGCATATGTAACAGGTACTGCTAATCATGCAGGGGATTTGTTGCTTAAATTGGAAGCATTCCTGACAACAAATCCCGACCTTGTTGCTAAAAATCAGGTGTGGTTGTCGTTAAAAGATTCAACGGCTGCGCCTTATAACAGCAACTACACGCCGAATGCAACAGGCACCTGGCAGCTTCAACGATATTTTGTCGGCAAGGGTATTAACCGAACTGATACCATTGTCGTACCAATGGCACTTTTCGTTAATCAAACCAATACTTTATACAGTTTGTGTGCATTTCCTGCGCGCGGGTATGACAAGTCGAAAGGTGTGAGCCAACAATTTCAAGGTGTTGTTTCGGAAGACGTTAATCCAAGAACATCCATTCCTTTGTGGAATAATAAAATCCAATACTGGTTCTTTGCAAACAGTAGGCGGTTTATCGTTATTGCTAAAGTAGCTTCAAGGTATATGAGCCTTCATTGTGGTTTTATTATGCCTAATGGAACTGATACGGAATATCCATATCCGCTGTATATTGGTGGTAGTACCAATTCACAAACCATCAATTATCAGTACAATAACAATTCAACGAGTGATGGTCAGACCGTTGGCTCGTTTTGGAATCCAACAGCAAGTACCATTGAAAACCGTACAAGTAGTGGTAGTTTAATGATGCCAAGCGGCCAACTGTACTTTGCTGATACGCCATATCATAAATCAGTTTACAATTCAAGAAACAACGTATTATCGCTTACGCCGTATGCACAAAATATCAACATTCAGAAAACAGTAGACGGTCAATATTTGCTAAGACCTATTGAGTTTATAGCAACTTTGAACAGTTCGGCATCTTTGGGTTGGTTGGACGGTTGTTACTGGGTATCGGGTTTTGAAAATTCCCCTGAAAACATTATTACAGTCGGAGCAGACCGTTATATCTGCTTCCCCTCAATGATTGAAAATGGCGTAAACAATTTCTGCGCTATTAAAATGGAGTAATATCAATGGCTTATGAAAAAGTAACATCACGAATTACTACGCCTGCCGAATTAGCGTCTGTTGTTAAAGCCTTTGCACTAAAACATGGGGATTTCACGGATTCAGGTCAGTTCGGCTCTCAAAGTGAGTTTTGTCTGCGCCATAAAGACGGTCAATTTTTCACGTTTAACTTCAAACCAAAATCCATTGAAATGTTTATGCGTGATGCCAAACCGTCTGCGGCCAACTACGAACAAGGTGTCGGACGTTTTTACGATGATGTTAAATTCAACTTAGGTCTTACAACAGGCTTGGTGTATCCGCTAATTGCTACGCATTTAATCAAAGCGGGTGGTGTTTATGTGATGGTAAATGAGGTTAAAACTGGTGTATTCAGGCATACCGTTTTTGGCAAATTGGAAACCTTCGGACTTGCAAATGCAGGGGAAATAGTCGGCGGTACGGGTGGTTGGGGGCAGTATCAAGACAACAAATATACATACAGTTCAACCTATGGAGGTTTTAAACCAAAAGAAAGTAACGTTTATGATGGAACGTCTTATTCATATATGAGCCATCCATTCGTATCAAACTACCATACCGGAATATCTATTGAATACAGTGGCAGCACATATGTTAGAGGTGGTGGTGGTGTATATCATGCAGCTTCTAGGTGTTTTAACGGTTCAAACCCAACAAACATGAGCTTTGTCTTTTGGCAACTTCCTGTAATGTGGTTACTTGGTGCAAACCAACATAACGGACGCACTGGAATCTATCCATTGTTAGGCTTACATGCTGAAAAAAATGTAGGATATTACAGAAACACGCCATCAAGACCAATGGTTTATTCAGACCATATTGCCCATGTGTCAGTCGATAACATTGCCCCTGAAACTATACTCAATGATGAATGGATATGCTTCCCTATCATTACCCGATTATTGAGTACCAATTTAGAGGTGCTGACTATGGGTGCTGGTATCGCCTATAAGATTAAGTAGAGGTTTTTGAATGGCTTACATAAGAAACGGCTTAATCACATGGCCTGATGTAATTCCCGAAAAATACAGGTATCGAACATTCAACAGTGCACTTTCAGGCTATCCGATTTTTCCAAAAGTGGTGCGTCTGAAAGGCAGTGTTACAACCGATGCAGCACCTATTCAAATGCTTCCGATGGAAAGCGGCAAGTATTTGAATCAAGGTGCTTTTGCACAGTTTTATTATCACTTGATACCGTCTACAACGGGCTTTTCATTAGGTGTCGTTACAGGCGATAAAGTGGAAAAGATGTATGTTTTCAACGGCTTCTTTGAAGATGTATCGCTAACGAACATTAAACTGAATAACTTGGTCGGTATTGAAGTTAAGGTAAAAGGTAGTCCGACACTACCTGTTGCCATCAAGCCGTTATCAAGTGTTGAATTTGAGATAAAGATTTCTTCCAAAGGTTCTGCTGTTGTAGATGGAACGGTTGAATTGTCATTCTCAAACGGATACAAAAACATAATCCGTTTTGAAGGAACTCGCTTGATTCTTTGGAAGTTTCAGCCTAACTGGGTGCAATCGGTGCGTGAGCAGTTTGAGTACAAGACTGATATTATGACCAGTTACAGCCGCAAAGAGCAGCGGCGTGGTTTTATGGTGCAGCCAAGAAGACGCATGGCGTTTACCTGTAATCCGAACAGAAACGGCCTACAAGACCTGCGGAATATTATCCATAACTGGCATAATAAAGCGTTTATGATGCCGCTATGGTGGCAAAATCCGAAACTAGTCAATCCAGCATCTAAAGGCGATAAGGAAATCACAATAGACAATATCGGTTTGTATGACTTCGTTGTCGGCGGCAGCCTAACGTTATGGCAATCACAAACGCTAAACGAAGTATTGGAAATTGCCGCAATAGACGGTAACAAAATAACGCTTACAACAGCCATATCCTACGACTTTTTGGCATCTGCGAGTGTTTATCCATCATACGTTGCAAGATTGCCTGAAGAGGTTGAGCTATCAGTCATCACGTCCGAACTGGGGGAAATTGAACTGGAAGCGGTTGCCGACCAATCGCAGTTGAGGATTAAGATGCCTGAAAGCGGCTTTACGCCCGATATGATGTATAAGGGTGTCGAAGTATTGGAACGCAAACCGAACTGGGCTGACCCGCTAACCGAAACCTATCAGGCCAAGATTGAGGAATTGGACTACGGCTATGGCGTTAGGCAATATCTGCCGCATCAAAGCCCATCATTGGTACAACGTGAAATGCAATACCTTCTTACTTCGTATCAGGATATTGTTTGGTGGCAGGCGTTTATCCATAGGCAGAAGGGTGCGTTAAAGTCATTTTATGTACCATCCCATGCCTGCGATTTGCGCCTAGTTGCCGATATAAAATTCGGCGAAGCCAAGATGTATGTGTCTGATGAATATTTCAGCAAGATAGTTGGTAATTCGCGTGAAAGACAGCTTTTACGTTTACAAACCAAGCAAAAGGTGTATTATCTAACCGTGTTATCCGTACAAGGTGTTTCGGAAGGTGCTTTGTTGGTAGTAGATGTTTCGTTTGATGCCAACATTCCAATCCAAGACGTAACGCAAATCAGCTTTATGCAGCGTATGCGTTTTGCATCCGATACGGTTGAATTTGACTATCAAACACACGATAAGGCAATACTGAATATCGTGTTGCAACAGCTTAGGGAAATTTGATGACGACTTATAAACAGTTTGAAATATCAGTCGATGACGGCCTGCCTATTGAACTGTATGAAATCGCGTACAGTTCAAAGGTTTGGCGTTATACGACAAATGTTGAAGATGTTGATTTTGAAGGCAATAAATACTTAGCCATTGCCATTAAACGCGGGGAAACGGAAGACAACAGCGATGCAACTAAAGCCAACATGGAAATCCATATTGCTAGAGATAGCGAAATAGGCAGCCTGTTTACCGTTACCGCACCAAGTGAGCCTATAACCATCACGATTAGGCAATATCACGCCCTGCTTGGATACCAACAGCCTGATAAACAGGTTATTGCCGTTTGGAAAGGCCGTGTTACCAATGTTTCATGGCAAGGCTCGGAATTGGTATTGACCGCCGAAAGCGTATTCTCTTCCATGCTTCGTTTGGGTGCTACGCGGAAGTATAGCCGTATGTGTTCTCACGTTTTATACGGGGAAGCATGTGGTGTAAACCGTGCGAACTTTACAACCGAACAAGTAGCAGCTTCCGTTGTCGGCACGGTGCTTAGTATCCAGCACAATCAGGATGCAGATTGGTGGGCGGGTGGATATATCAGCTATACCAACCATGAAACGGGTGCTGCTGAATTCAGGCAGATTGTGGCATCCACGCCGAACACGATAACGCTTAACAGTATTCCAATCGGCCTAAAGGCAGGTGTAACGTCTGTTAAGCTGTATGCTGGATGCGACCATAGGCTTCAAACCTGCAAGGCCAAGTTCGATAATGCGGCAAATTATGGCGGGCAGCCGTTTATTCCGCTGAAGAATCCCTTTGGCGGCAGCAATTTATATTAGAAAGGAACTACCAAAATGATATGGGCTAACCTCGCCTACGCGCTGGTTATGATGGTGTTGAGCTATGCCATCTCTTACTACACGGCTCGCAGGGCGCAGAAAGACAACAATGCAACCGCAGGGGCTTTGGATGTGCCGACGGCTGAAGAGGGAAAGAACGTACCCGTTGTCTTTGGTACGGTGTTTATCAAAGATGCCAACGTGATTGACTACTTCGATGGAAAAGTGCATGAGATAAAGGCTAATGACTAAGCTATACATCCATCATCTGCACGAACTCGGTTATTGCAACAAAGGGGCGCGTGAGATAGCAAAAATGTATAATTGGGATTGGTACGACTTCCTGCAAAACGGGATAGACGTATCAATCCTAATTGCATCTGATGATGCCTATGCCGTGCAAGCGGCTAATTACGTGATTAAAAAGGAAACTGACAATGGGAATGAAGAAAAAGAACCCAGTGATAGGCTATCACTATGAGCTAGGTGTTCAAATGGCGGTGGCACACGCCCCAGTGGATAAAATAACGCAACTCTCTTTCGGCGAACGCACGGCGTGGACTGGCAGCGTATCAAGCGGTGTTATTCCAGTAGACCAACCTAATTTGTTTGGCGGTGAGAAGCGTGAAGGTGGTGTGAGCGGCACGATAACCGTTTATGACGGCAATAAGTTGCAACAACCCGACCCATATGTTCAACTGTTTCGCGGCGATACGTCCGCACAGCGCGGACTATTGAGCCTTGTGTTCGGCAATCAAGGACAATCATTCAGCCATCAAATACGGTCAATTAACTTCAACAATTCAACCATTAGCGCGGCGTTTGAAGAGAAGCTGGGCTATGAGCCTAAAGGTTTATTGACGACTACGGCCAACGATATGACCAAAGACCAAGCCTTGACGTATATCAGCAACTTCTTTTCAGGCATCCTGCCGTACAACGAACCGCCTTCAAAAGATGCAAGCGGACGTGAGAAGCAAGGCACTTACAGACAACCTTTGGAAGAACAAAAGGCCGTCTATGGAACATATCGCGCCGTAGCCTTGATGTATGCCTACCGCTCGTTTGTACTTGGTAACTTAGGTAACAATCCAAAGATTCGGGCAACTGCTGATGAATTTTTCGGCAACTTGGTACGAGATACTGTTGCAAACTACCGCAATACCAACCCTTTCCGCTGGTGTGCCATGAGTCCATACTTCAAGTCGGTATGGGTGCGTGTACAGTCTATTTTCGGTATGTGGCGTGATAATAACGTTTGGTATCGTGAGAAAGCGGCTATTCAAGGCGCGAACTTCACGGCTGATAACGGTGCGTCTATTGAGATACTGGATATGAATCCCGCCCATATCATCTACAAAGTGCTAACCAATCCTGTTTGGGGCATGGGCTACAACACGCACGATATTGATGATGCCAGCTTCAGAAAGGCGGCTGATACACTGTATGAAGAGAAGTTTGGCATATCGCTGGCATGGCGCAGGGAAACAACCATTGAAGACTTTATTGCCATGATACTTGATACGATAGATGCCGCTTTGCGAATTAACGTATTGAGCGGTAAGTATGAGCTAATCCTAATCCGTAACAATTACAAGCTGGCAGACTTGCCGATACTGGATGAAGATTCCATTGTCGAACTTAATAAGTTTGAACGCGCATCATGGGCGGATAGTCCGAATGAGTTAGTGCTTACCTACAAAGACCGCAATGAGAATAATGCGGTTGTTACGGTGCAAAATTTATCGGCCATCAATATTCAAGGCAATGTAATATCCAGCACTCAAACCTATGAGGGTGTACATGAGCCTGAATTAGCGGCTAGGATTGCTGCGCGTGAATTAAACGCCATGAGTACGCAGCTTGCCAAGATTTCAATCACTACCAATCGCACGGCGTTCCTTCTTCAGCACGGCGATGTATTCAATCTGCGATGGCCTGAATTGGGGATTGAGAACCTGCCATGCCGTGTATTAAACGTTGCTAAAGGGGAATTTGACAACGGGGAAATCGTGATTGATGCCGTTGAAGACGTGTTCGGTATGCCGCAGCAAACCTATATCAAGAAGCAGGATACGCTTTGGGATAACACGAATCCAATGATTCCGTTGCCTGTTAGCAAGTATAAATTGCACGAAGCAACCTATTATGACGTGGTGCAGGAATTAGGCGGTGCGCCGACTGGCAACAAGGATACCGTAACGTTTATGAAAGTGTTGGCTGAAAAACCATCCGATGCTGCGTTATCGTTTGACTTGTTCTCAACCAACAATACAAGTAATGGTTTTTCTGCTGCCGAATCGGGCATGGAATTTACCCATTCCGCAACGATATTGGACGCTTTGGATAAAATAAAAGATAGATTCTATATCACATGGGATGGCACGATTCAAAATGAAAATGATGTGAAAACATCAAAAACAGGCGTGTATTTGGCCGTAAATGACGAATTGATGGCTATTACTGGGTTGAACATGTCTACTGGAGAAGTCTTTGTAAAACGCGGCATATTGGATACCATCCCTCAAGAGCATCCGCTAAATTCAACAGCATGGCTCGTTATGCCAACCGCTGCAACAGATTCAACCGAACGGACAATGAATGAGCGTATCAAGTATAAGATGCTGACCAATACCATGCGCGGAAGACTGCCGATAGATAGTGCGCCGACTGACGATACAACAGCCATTGGGCGGCAAATATTGCCATTTCCACCTGCAAATGTTCGTATTAACAATCAGCGCAATATAACGTCTATTGGTAAAAAGGATAATCTGAAAATTGACTGGGTATATCGCAATCGTCTGTTGGCCGAACCTACGTTGGGTTGGTACGATAACAACGTGGCAAGCGAACCTGAAGTCAAATACCATTTGACTATATATAACATGGCAAACAATGGTGTTTTGTATAGCAACCAGCAAATAGCAGCCAGCACGATAACCGTTAATCCGCCGTCTAAGGTTGAGTATGTAACGTTGCCAAGCAACTTGGAAACAGACTTAATCTACCACTATAACGGTACTACACAAAGACAACCGAATAAAGGCTCGAACAACAACCCGCTTGAATATACACGAGATAGCTATTATGAGAGAACTTATCAAGGCAGTGATGTAATTTATCTGTATAGGATTTCAGCGCGTGGTTATATCACGTTGCCGAATGATGAAAATTTAAGCAGTCCATATCTTTCTATCGGACTTAAATTTAAAACGGAATTTCCAAACCTTCCGTTAATGCGTGTCGGTGCGCCTGTGAGCGGACAAGGATACCCACAAACAGGTATAGCAGGACTTGAGCTTATAGACGGTAAGATTGTGGCCTATTTGGGTGCATATTACACGCCGCAAGTGTTGTCTGTTTCCCATGCAGTCGGTGATAAATATAAAAGCTATATAAATGTTACGGCAACGTTTAACGTATGGACTGGAACTATCAATCTATTCATTGAAGGCGAACGTGTAGCAACTTCCACGCCGTCCAATATGTACAAGGCGGCCAAGTATAATGCTAGCGGTGCTAAGAATCTGTTTGTGTACAATAACGCATCAAATGTTGAGCTTTTGGCAAACGGCAATACCAATAATAGTACCAACAGCCATCCGATTGTTTCCGATTTTGTGGTAACTCAAGCAGGTAAACAATACTGCCTGCAACTGTTTACAGACCGCGTATCGTCCAATGCTTTAATGAGTATTGCATTCTACGATAGCAACAAGCGGTTTATTAGCATTGTCCGTGAAACAAAAGCACTTGCTGCTTCAGGCAATATGAATAAGGCTGTTCTCAAGGCCACTGCGCCTGCTAACGCGGCTTTTGTACGCTTTGCAACACAATACGGCCAAGTAGGTGTTGGATTGGTCATGGTTTCTGAAGGTAGTACCGAACCTGCTTACAACATGGCCGAAAACGACGTATGGGGAGGTGCTGTTAAAACGGGCATTACTGTTGGCGGTATTAGCCATAATGGTACATATTATGCCACTTCAGGCACGGAAATACTGCATATGTACTGTTACAAACGCGCCATGCCAAATGATGCGGTATTAGCAATACACGCAATGGGTGGTAAAACGGAATGGCCTGATAACATCCGTGTAGAGCTTAAATCGGTTAGAGGTAGATATAATTCATATCAGACCTTCTACCAAGATATAACAGCCGCTTAATTATCACTGTTTTGACAATCCGTATTTCATGCTATTATGAAATACGGATTTTTCTTTCATCTTTTTAATGGAACTATTGCTATGGATACGCTTAAACGCAAAGTCATTGTCAATTTGGCAGCCGAACTGAAAATAGTAACTGCCGTTATCATGTATGCCACAATCGCGGCAATCCTATACGACCAGCATATTGATGCTTCGTTTCTTCCGAACTATTACAGCTTTTCGCCGAAAGACTGCATTGGTTGGATAGCAACACTATTCACAATGGGTACGGCAAACATCATTATGATATTTTATCGTGAGTGTTATCGGTGTAGAATGGTGGCCGATTTAGTGCTGCAATTATCAGGTATGTTACTATTACTCATGGGATGGGCGTTCTTTACCAAGTATCCGCCTGCAAATATTCCCATGTTCTTTTACCCTGCGTGGGGGATTGGTATGATTGTTGCTGGCAGACACATGGGAAAACGAAGTAGGGAAAAATACCAATCCCTACAACAATAACAGGGGTTATTAAATGGATTTATTAACAGGCATCAATGTAAACGTTTTAGCGGGCATGATTGCTTCTGCTTTAGCCGTTTGTGTTGGTGTGAAGATACGGGAAATCGGCCTGCGTATGTACATACTGGTGCTTATCACGGCCATTCTTTGGGCTGCTGCCATGATTGAAACATGGTTTTCGGATAGCACCTTAATGCGCTCGGCCACAGTAGGCTGGATTGTAGGATACGTTACAGACGACGTATTGCTTACCATTAACAGCTTATTGCCGAACTTTGTCAAAGACTTACTCAATACCGTATTGGACGGCATCCGAAAGAAGGTTACTGGATGGCTTGGTATTGACAACAATAAGGATAGTGGATAATATTCAGATATAGACTTTGGTGGGGAATAGCCATTTATACGCGGTGTGAAAACATCGCGTTTTTTTTATAAAGGTATTGACACGATTTTATCTGTTAGATATTATATCAACCGTCATCTGACAACTACTCCTTTCTTTCTGCAAAAACCCAAGCGGCCTAACGAGTTTTTATTCATTTTTCTCGTTAGGCCGTTTGGGTTTTATTGACAGCAATAATTATTGAGTGTAGTATTATCTATAACTGCTTTCACACAGTCAGTTTTCCTTTTAGGGCAACAAAAATCCCCGAACTTCTTTCATGTTGTTCGGGGATTTTCTTATTTCAAGCCTAACAGCTTTTCCAGTTTGCGGCGGAATTGTGCAGACAGTCGGCATTGCAATGCGGGAATATCAGGGCGTTTCTCTTTGGCTTTGGTAGCAGGATTGATACCCATGCCGCCTTTACGCTGATAGGCTTGTACGCGGAACAAATCGCCAACCAGCACAACTTTTTTAGTACCGATTGCTTCTTCAAGCGCGGACAGGTAGTTGTCATACTGCTTTTCAGCTTCAGCTTGAGTAATGCCGTTTTTAGCGGCCATGATTTTGATGAAATCCTTACGGTTTACAGTATCAGTCATGTGAGTTTCCTTTTCTGATTTGGTTGTAGATATTGACAAGTGCGTCTTTGGATAACGCGCATCTATTATACTTTGAAATAGTATCAACTTGCCACAAATAGTTTGCTTTAGCCGTGAGTTCGGTTATTTCCGACAATTCTTCACAAGGCTGTTCCAAGTCATTTGGCAGGCGGGGCAACACTATTTTGCTGGTAACGTTTGGCAATTTGTTCGTTGAGCAGCTTGATACCAGTGGCATTGTGGCAATCGCCGCTAACATACACGCCGTTTTGCAATAGTTTCGATATTTCATCTCTTTGTTCCTTATCAGCCTTCAGGCTATCTGTAATCTGTTTCGTATGGCGATTAAACGCGGTTTCCATGCGGTCGGCCATTGTATCCGAATAGACTTTGTTTGCTTCCGACACATCCTTCATTGCAGCCGCATAGCCGTCCGCATATGAGGTTTTGAGGTTAGACTGATAGACTACCCTAGCCGTGATGCCTAAACCCACGCATAACGCAGCTACGCCCAGAACTAAGTATATTTTGTAACCTTTCATTTCATAGCCTTTGCCAGTTTGTTGTGATAGTCGTACTTCACATAATTCTTACCGTTATAGCCTTCTGCGAAAGCACGGCAATCGTTAGGATTGGTTGATAACTGTAAGAAGGCTGCGCGAAGGTCGGCCACGTTTAGAATGTAATCACGCAGCAATTCAAAATGCACCTTCTCGCTTCGTGATGCCGCATACAGCATCTCAATCGGATGCTTATACCCGCATTGCTTATACCAACGGCCTAACACTTGGAATTTGCCGATTGAGATGCTTTCCAATGCGGTAAGCGGCTCTTTACCAATGGCAAGTGCCAGTTTTTCCCAGCTATCGTTTATGCCATTGTTGTTGGCATCTATTGTATAACCGCCTGATTGGGGATTAGCGAAAACGGATACAACACGGTTTGATGCGTTACGCACCCATTGCCAAAACTTATGCCGTTCGTATAGGATTTTAGGCAGGCCGCTGTTAAACCAACCGCTTCCATTACTTTCCACTTTGGCAACGGCACGAATCTGTTTATCGGTGCTTGCACCCAAAGAATGAGCAATATCCAACAATTCGGCATCTGTAATGGCAGGCGCAGTTCGGCACGTCATGGCACTGATAAATTCAGCGCGTGAGGATGTTCCCCATACGCCATCAACTTCAAGCTGCGTGCCGCAATTCTCATTGAGCCATTTTTGAATCCATGCTACGTCCAAGTTCTTTGCAGACGCAATCTCAAAGGCGGTTAGTGCTGGTGTTTTAAATTCCATAGGTCATATCCTTTTCGGTAAAAGAAAGCGTGAGTTTAACGGCAAACCCACGCTGTTTCAAATCAGATTGAAATATCCTTGAGGTCGTCTGCACTCACTTCGGAATCAATTTGCCCGATTAAGTATGAAGAAATCTCAACCTCTTGAGGGGCAACCTGTACATTGTCTGAAGACAACCATGTGTTAATCCATGTAATCGGATTCTGCGTGGTTTTTGGAAACTGTATAGGTAGTCCGATTGCCATCATGCGTTGATTGGTTATGTATTCAACATAATTGCATAGGATTTCCTTATTCAATCCAAGCATTGAGCCGTCTTTAAACAGGTATTCAGCCCATTCCTTTTCTTGTTCGGCTGCTGTTTTGAAGATTTCAATAATTTCATCTTCACAGGCAATCCACATATCCGCCCATACTTGGCCGTCTGCGCCTGTACGCCAAAAGTTAAGGACTGTTTGAGTTGCTGATAAATGTAGGGCTTCGTCGCGGGCAATGAGTTTAATAATTTTGGCATTACCTTCCATCAATTCACGTTCTGCGAAAGCAAATGAGCAGGCGAAGGAAACATAAAAGCGGATAGCTTCCAATACGTTCACGCAGACAAAACATAGAAACAACCGTCTGCGCAATTCATACATGGATACTTCTTCCCCTAAGTTATAGCGCATGGCGTATTCAATTAGGTCATCATAATACTTACCGATTGCTTCAGCCCGTTTCATAATGGCTTCATTTACCATAATATCGTCTAACGGTTCGGATGGGTTATCGTAAACGTTGCGAATGATGTGTGTGTGTGTGTAGGATTTAGAATGGATACCCTCGAAAAATTACCACGCATTGATAAACTCTTCCAGTTCGGGAATAGATACCAATGGCAAGAATGCAATAGACGGGCTGCGGCCTTGAATGCTATCAAGTAGTGTCTGATACTTCAAATTGCTCGTAAAGATATGGCGTTCTGACTCGGATAGATTGTTCTTGAAATCAATCCTATCGCGTGATAAGTCGATTTCTTCAGGCCGCCAAAAGAAGCTGATTTGCCGTTCGTACAGCTTGTCGAACACTTCAAACCGTTGCCGGTCATATCGTTGCACGTTAATGTTATTGCCTAAGAACATAGGCTCTTTGGTGGCATCATTTGCCAGTTTGGGGAAAATACTATATTCCATTATTGTTTCCTTATTTGATTGAAGATATACGCCAATCTTCTATGATTTTTTCAACATCTTCTTTGTTTAATGGTTTGCATGGAAATGGTAGTGCTTCAGCCTTACTCCGTAATTTCATACCCAAACCAAATATAATTTGTCTATGTAAAAACATATACAGGGCATACATTTCACTATCGCCTATTTCCAGTTGAAATTTATGCAGCGTTTCGTCGTCATTGCCTATTTGCAACGAACAACCAAAACCTGCATCGCATTAAAAGTTCAAACAACCCTCATATGTTTTGCCTGTATTCCAATATGTTATGGGAATTTCTAAATCAACACTTCCACAATCTAACGATATTTTTGTTTCATAACCTTCACACTCTTTTATATCTTCAAACGGCATTTTCATTTCCTTATTTAATTGATTCTCTTACTGTTTCAGCAATATCCTGAATAAAAGGGTCTAGGATTTCTGCAACAGCACCATCGGGAATGCAATGTTCCCACTTCAATTCAAATTCATCTACGGCTTCAATAGTCATTCGTTTGCGGCCTTTGGCTTCAATCAATTCTTTGATTAGATTTTTAACCAATAACCTAGTACCACCAAACGTCCATGTTATTTCTTTTAGGGCATTCAGTTTGAGTTCGTTCTCACGTTCTCTTGTTTCAAGCACATCAATATCCCGTATCATTTCATCCAGCATATCGGCAATCCTTGCCCTATCTTGGAAACTGCAATCAGCATCACGAATTGCCGATACTAAATCAAACACGCTATGAATATTGCTTGAATCAATGGTTATCAAACTCATGACAAAAAAAACCTTATTTGAATTTACGAGAAACGCCCTGTTTTTCATCTCTTGCCCGCTGCCTGCGCTTGGCAAGCCTATTATAGTTTGCTTGGCAGTTCTTGCAACGGGCAAGGAATGTTGGCTCGGTAGGGCTGTATTGAAATCTGTACGCAAAGTATTCCGTTGTCTTTGGGAATACTTTGCCACAATCCTTACATTTCTTAGTTTTCACATCCATATGTTTACATCTACTCCCATTCGTTGTGCCAACAGGCGAACATATACTATGGCATAGGCGGCATACCAATCGCCGATATACACGCCTTGCATCAAACTCACGGCCATGTTTGCAAACTCTTCAATCTCACGATAATTGCTACCACTCAAAGCATATCGGCCAGTTTCATTCTTGCGTTTTTGCAAGTCGTCAATGAAATTCATGAAGGCGGCTTTATGGGAATTTGCGTGTTGAATGAAAGCATCATCCGCTTGCACTACACCACTGCCTACCAGCTGTTCAATCATGACTTCAGTGATATAGGCGATAACCGTTGTGCGGATAAATGCAATGTGTACCGCTTCATCCGAACTGTTCGGATTTTTAAACACGCCGACAATTTGAGTGTCGATATATTCTCTCAAACCTTCCAATGGTGCTTGGCCGAACATTTGCCTTGATTGTGCAAGCATCATGAGATTGGCAATCCTATGGCTATCCAGCGTAGCACCAAACATAGGCGGCATGGCGTTGTTAATCAGCCATTCTTCTTGAGAAGTCTTGAACAGACGGACTTCAGCCGCAGAACTGCCTTTTCTAAGAAGTGCGTTTTCCATGCGTTTAATTCCAGTCAATGGGCGTTTGATGGTTTCCTTAAACATTTTCAATCCCCAGTTCGTCGTATGAATCCAACAGAACACCAATGGCATTCCACTCTTCATCTGTTAATTGTTCTGGCTTTGTTGAAAAATCAGCACCATCAAAGAATTTTGCCAAAATGCCCACGTTTCGGATAACGGCATCAATTTTGGCTTTAGACGGTTTGAATGCTTTGGCCGTAACCTTGTTGCCGTTGTTGGCCGTCTTAACAGCCTTCAGCTTTTCGCCTGCCTTCTCGCCATCCTTACGCACGGCTTGAATGGCTACTGTTGCCGATACTTCGCCTTTTTCAACCATAGACTGCACGTCATGATTGGAAGTTGCCAGTGTTAGATATTGTTCCACATGGGAAACAGACTTGCCTACTGATTTTGCAATATCGGCGGTGCTGATATTCATGCGTTTCAGGCGCAAATAACCTTTGGCAACTTCCAGTGGCTGAAACTTCAAACCTTCGCCCGAACGAAGCATCAAACCAATGCGCTCTACATCCGAACCTTGAAAGTTCACGGCGGTCAGCATCAAGCCTTCTGCACCCTGTTCGATGGCCTTCAGCGCAGCTTTATGGCGGCAATGACCGTCAATCAGTACAATTTCCCCATTATCGTTTGTACGAACCGTAATCGGCGGAATAAACGCACCTGAAAGCATAGCTTCGGTCAAATTGTCAATGTGCTGGCGTACTTCATCATTGTCATACTCACGGATATTGAAGCCGTCTTCCTCTTTGATGGTACGCGGGTCAATTTTGTACAAATCGGTGCGTTTAACACCTTCAACATTTTTGATATTTACTTTCATAATTCATTTTCCTTTTCTAACTTTTTGTAACGGGCTTCAACTCTCAAAGCTATTTTATGGCGCGTTACCTCTTTGGATTCTTTCGGATAATAATCTTTAACGCCTATGTTCTTGGCATTCATTCTTCTGAATTTAAGGCAATCTTCTAATCCTGCGTTTATTCGTTTTGCCATTTACGGCCTTTCAAAACAATCAATAAATCAGAATGGGATTTGCATACTGTAACCCTAACCAATCCTTCAGATTTCATCTTCTTAATCAGTTTTCGAGTTGATGCCGCTCGATATGAAAACCTATTGCAGTAAAACACTGAATGCTTTTCTATGATATTTAATATTTTATCTTTGGTTATCCTAGATTTCTTCATACCGAACCTCATACAGCACCTCTTTGGCCGTTGGATAATCTGTATGAGCTTCCGCTTCAGGGTCTACATAAGTTGAATGTACTTTGGCTGAAGGGTAGATAAGACAACCCTCTTTACGTTTCTTTTTGGCAAATGCCCGCGCTTCTGTGATTGTTTTGAAAAATTCTGATTTAACCTTACTCATTTTGACTACCTTTCATTGCTAATTCAGCACGAATCAACCATAGTTTCCATGCAAATTTAATATGGTCGTAAGCATATTCTCCATTTTTCAAACGATGTTTATAATCATAAACCCATGAATTAGTGATGTGCTTTTCAAACTCTTCACGCTCTTTTTCGATTTCTTCAGGTTTCATTTTTGAGTACCTTTATCAAATTGGTTTGAACTTTTTATTAAACTCACTAAGAGGGCGTACATAAACATCATCAGTTCCTATCTTTCGATAGATTGCCATTTCCGTTAAATCCGATTCTAGTTTTGCCACACCCAAAAAGGAATATTCACCACCTTTGTAATGGCGATAAACTCTAAATCGCTTGGCTAATGCTTCTAATTCATTTACTGATTTATTCATTTACCAACCTTTCATTGGTTTTGTTTGGATGGGTGCATAGTAAAACACCGCTTAAACCATGTCAAGCATAAATACATTCAGAATGCCGTATTTTAGGGCAAATTGATGATTCTATAAATAAAAAAAAGCACCTCATTATACGGTGCTTTGTTACTATTCATCTTCATCTAATGCTGAAATAAATTCGCAACTTTCTGAACAACCGCCTTCGTGTATCTGTTGTTCAGGTGGGATGCCTGTTACATTCAACAAGGATTCCAAGTCGGATACGCTTCTACGCTTTCGGAATATTTTAACAACGTTACCTCTTTTGTCATTCGGGTGCTCTTTTTCCATGCGCTTTGGAAACTCGAAAGCAACGGGATATTCCGCTAATGCTTTAAGCAGCTTGGTATCTGTTTTCTTGAAACACCAAACGCAGTTGCCTAAATGTTCGGGTAAATCAAGGTCAAATTCTTGTTCCGCCCAAAAATCCATTACATCTTGTTTATCAATTCCCCATTCTGCTAATGGATAGTGCAGTTTATTCTTTTCGGCACTTTCAGGCTTAATACGTTTTGTTTCATCTGCTCTAATACCTATGGCCGTATCAATTATGGCTGTTCCGAATTTATCACGACACCATGCACGGATTGGTGCTAACTTCAATTCCCTTGTACAATGCGGCATTGTGATGTTGGCAATACCATACTTCTTAATCACTTCAGCATATGGCTCTCCTTTCAAAGATGCCGTGAAGTAATCGACTTCCGTATAACCTGTACCAACCCTATGTGCGTGATTTACTTTGGCTTCAAGCCATACAACATCCCATCCGAAATGTGCTGCACAATTATTTACAAAATCAAGCGTTTTCGGATGTTCACATCCCGTATTTGCAAAAACAACATATGGTTGATATTCATCTAAATATGATGTGTGTGTGTGTGAATTAAGCAATAACCATGTCATATACGCGCTTGTTCTACCACCGCTGAATGATACAAGTAAAGGTTTCTTCATATAAAATTAGTGCGGTTATTTATTAGATAGCCGCACTGCATTGTGTTAAATTTTCAAATAACCCTATTCCTGCCAAATCGGGGAATTTTTGAATATCTCATAAAAAGTTTGCAGGTCGTTATCGGCAATACCCCATGTTTGGGATACTGATTCATACCAAGTTGTAGGGTCTGCTTTTTCAGCTAACACGCAATCTTCATAAATCTCAATGATTGCTGATGTAGGCAACAGCTTCATATACTTCGGCAAATCTTGTGTATGAGGTATGCCCGCCGCAATTTTCATCATACGAAACACATTAGATGCTTCTCCGATAAGTTTTGCAACCTTAACCACATCAGCACTATCCAACGTAAATACCGTATTTGCGGTTTCACGCATAGCCCCTATTTTAACAGAAAGCACACCTGCGTTTGAATCGGCAACAACATGGTGTCGCCCATGTGAGAATGTTTTAGATGCCATCTGCTACGACCCCGTGCTTCCGAAACCACCGTCGGCACGTTTGGTATCCGACAATTCATCAACGAACTCAAATTCGTTACGCTGTACAGGGATAATCATGGCCTGCGCAATGCGTTCGCCGATGGCGGGAAAGCCTGAAGTATGTGTTTTAGCACTTTCCAATTTAATCATTACATTGCCGCGATAATCACTGTCAATAACACCTACGCGGTTTGCCAAAGAGATACCTTTGTTGAAGCCATGACCGCTACGGCTGTAAATCATCATGGCAAAGCCTTGAGGAATCTCAAACTGAAGGCCAGTGTCATAGGTTACACTACCATCTGAAACGTCTTTGAACGCAGCCGCATATAGGTCAAAACATGCTGCACCATCCGTAGCATAAGTTGGCATTACTGCATCTTCATGCACTTTTTTAATCTTTACTTTCATTTCTAATTCCAATATAGGTTGAGTTGATTGGATTCTTGCAGGGTTTTCATAATTTCCTGCAATAATTTGCTATTGGAAAACGGCGGTTGGGATAGCAGTTCCCTAAAGTATCCTCTATCCATTTTGAAACCTGTAAACGGTGAAAATATTTTGTATTCGGTACTAAGCCTTATAACTTCAGCGCGTTCGTGCTGCGTTAAATCCCTAGCATCCACATTATCCCCTTTTACAAGCTGGATTAACAGGTATTCTTTTAAGGATGGGCATCCACCGTTTGCTTGAGGTCTTGGACAATCGGCAGATAGTTCGTCAAGGAATTGCTCTTTTTCGCTAATCATTTGCCATCCCTTTCAAGGAATATTCTGCGTGATTGCCAACCCCTAAAGTTGGCCGTATTTTGCGCCGTTTCGCCTATCCAAATGGCTTGATGTTCAAAAGGCGTGAAGTGTTTGGATTTGCGAAGTGTGTCGGCAAGCTGTATATCCTTTTCAATCACGCAATCCGTATTGTCATGGTTTCGATAAGATACCCTTGCACAACGTGCAGCACTCACATCGCTGAAAAATAAAAACCATTCTTCATACCTTTCAGAAAGGTTATTTATAGCAGGCCATTCAAGCACTTCCTCTTTACGAATATAGGGTAAATGGAAAGGCGTGCTAGTTGGCATAGAAGCATCTATTGCCTGTTTCATTACTGTTGCCAATTCTTGCATTTCAGGCTGGCTATCGTGGGCTAAACGCAGTTCAAAGAAGTTATCCCATTCCGTTGCCGTAATCAATACATCTGACCACATAAACGGCTCTAACAGACGGTTTGTCACTTGTTTATGCAAGCCTTTATCGGCAAACATCTTGGCGTACTCAACAGCGGCATCACGCGCCGATAGCCATAAATGGCGGCATTCTTGAATATCGGCTTCAGATAGCTCTTTATCGGCCACCATACCTGCTTGATTTGCTCCCCAGTGGATAGGGATTACAGGGTCATTTACCACCTGTTCAATCATCTTGGCAACAGGGATGACACGGCTACTGGCCGCATTGTTTGAGAACGCCCGATGCTTGTTCAACTGGGATAAGATGAAACGCGGCAATCGAAGCTGTAATGTTGTAATACGATTGTTTCCCCAAGTGGAATCAGCAATAACCTTTGCACTAATCATTTCTGTAACCTTTCAACTAAAATATAAGTTTGTGCCATGTAGCAGATATAAACCAATACAAATGCTACCACCAACAAAAAACATTCAAATGTTGAATCTGTACTTACAGATGCTTTGAGTAATGCAATCAAACTCAAAAACATAACACCATTGATTAGAAACTTAACAATTAACTTCATTTATAAATACCTTTCTTTTATGTAGGAAATGCAAGATGATAGCTAAAGCAATAATAACTATTGCAAACATTTCAAATTCACTCATTATATATATACCTTTCTATTAACCATTGATTTCAAACGGAATATTCAACATAGATGCAACCTTTATCGCGTCTTTGATGGTTGTTACACCAAGACGTGATTTTTGATATGAGTCAGAACTACCTGATTCAGTCTCCATTAAATCTGCAACCATAATGTCTTCTACGACTTCTATTTTTATATACAAACCGTCATATTCTTTACAATCAATAACTTTTGAACTAAACATTTTACACACCTTTCATTTGACTAAGTGCCGCCATTATATAAACTGCAATCGGATTTATCAAGCATAAATATAACCACTTTACCGTAAAACAGGGCAAAGTGGCTGTTTATTAAATGCTAATTTCACTTAGTATTTGTTTCAAGTTTTCATCAAGCTCTTCAATCGAACCGTTGTTGTTTACAACATAGCAGTCAATCATAGTGCTAATGCCAATTACGGTAAACTTTCTGTTGTAACATGGGTGAGTATTCAATTCTTTAGCAAGACCTTCACTTATGTGATTACCCGAAACACCACTTCGATCACGTTTTACAAGGATAACAACATCACATACAAACAACTCATTCCAAAACCTAACATCAGAAATGACACAAGTTTCATATTTGTTTTCAACCATACGAACCCACAAATCTCCATCAATGTTTCGGCCAAACTCCGTGCCAAACAACTGCATGAATTTACGCGGGCTTAATTCTCCGTAAATTTTGCCCGTATCTATATTTGTGAATGCTTCTTTTAAGGCTGCAATTAAAGCATCCTCCTTTATATGAATACCACAATCATTCATAACCAATCGCGCCATATTTAGTGTCAGATTCAACCCAACGTCCCCAAAAGGTAGTGGTATCTCTTTCACATCGCGTTCAAGGCATAACTCACCGAATACATATTTGGCCGCTTCATGGATAGGCTCTGCGAATTCCACGCATGGAAAACGCAGATGTTTTGAAATGATTTGTGCGGCAGTATCTTTACCCGCTCCAGCCAAACCTACTAAACCAATACGCATTACATCATTCCTTTTTCAACTGCCGATTGTCGGCATTTTACAATCTCTTGAACAGCATCCGTTTCAGGATATTGTTCAACCTGTTTTCGCAAACCTTCTATGAAATACGAATTGTGTTGCGTATCATAAATCCTCCAAGTCGGATTCGCTAACAGGCTCGTACACTTGGATTGTATTGCCGTTGTGCGTAGCGTTATAGGCCAACCATGCAATTAACGGCGCATCTTCAAATGTTGCCTTAATACCCGTTGCATCCATCTCATAATCGGCCATTGAGCGATTTTCAAACTCATGGACGCTGTCGTCTGTTGCGTTGTACATCCATACAACCTGTTTGACACCTACCCATGTGTTGATGTACGGCAACCAATCATCTACTGCTTCCAGCTTATCTGGCGTTTTGCGGTCATTGATGTAATGTGCTACGTTGCCTTCAGCAAACGCTAAGGCGTGATACAAACCTAATTCGTACCCACTTGGCGGCACTTCAAACACGCCTGATTGGTTACGGACAATCATTACAACTTTGCCTAAATACCAGTAGAATTTCAGGTCATTGAGCGCATGACCAAACCACTTGGCAAATCGGTCAGCCCATACCTTCATTGCTGCGCGTGTTGCCGTCCAATCCCCAACCTTACGCTGTTCCAACTGCATAGGCGTTCCAATATCACGCAGCGCATACATAGGCCATATACGCACACCACGCCCGCCGAACACGGCATCAGACTGGACGCAGAAGCCTACGTTGAAACCACTCAAAATAGCGGCATTTAACGCGGGTAACTGTTCAAAGGGGAAGTCGGGAATAAACAGACTTTCATCTTTACCTAAACGATTGGTGCGTAAGTGTTCGGCAACATCGGCAACAACACCAGCTATTTCAGGCATGGGTATTGATTTATCGTAAATCATAAGTCTTCGCCTTCAATGGATTTCAAAACTTCTACGATTTGCCGCAGGGCATCCAGTTCGAGAATTGCAGCGGCTTTAGCCAAAGACGTACGGCTCTCATATTCTTCATCAGAAAGTGCCTGCATATTTGCGTACTTAATGCCTTTAACGAATGCCTTGTCATTGAGTTTGAAGCTGCCATAACCTTCGCCGAAACAACCGATTTCAATCACGTTAAAATCACCGCTTTTACGCATTACATCGCGGGCTTTTTCCATATCAAATGCTTTTGTTACGGCAATGGTTTCATCACTAATCCGATTCTTCAGCTTAACCGAATCGGACACCAAACCTTCATTCATCAGGCAGTTTTTCATCCAAGTGTGTATTGCATCATCAGACGGTCTGAAAAGTTTGAGTTCAGCACCTTCTTCAAAAACATGAAGCATCAAGTATGACGCCACTGCTTCAGCAACACGCGCAGATGAAGAGCCGATTAACAAATCACCATCGTTTTCATCATACCAACAATCAATGCGGGTTTCCTTCAACGGTGCATGAGGAAGATTATCTTCAATAAACGCTTCTTTCCATTGCGCCTTTTGCGCCCTGTTCGGCTTCTGATTGTGTTCGTATTCCCATCGGGCTGCAATCTTGGCAATCTCACGATTGATTGATGCAGACGGTAGGATACGTTCAATGATGGATACGGTCAGATGACGGCCTTTGGTAATCGGCTCGCTTACCATCCTTTCAGCTTCATCTTCATAAAGCGTTGGGCTGGGAATCAACCCAAACGTATTCCACATAAGGCCAACAGGCTCTTTAATGACTTCTTCATGCAGATTGTCTTTGAATTCAACATTCTTGGTTTTGTATAAAGTAAATGCTTTCATGATTGCTCCAGTTTTAAAACGTATGGATTATTCATGCGAACCCATTTATCCGAATCCGCAAAATTCTCCACTTTAACAAGATACGTTCCAACTTCCCATAAATCGTGTGAATCATACAATACACACCCGCTGTTTGCGTCGGCTGCAAACATAATCACTTCCCTGCCTGATTCTTCAGAATCGCGGTTTATGAATAATGCTGGGAACGCTAAAGCAGACGAATAAATTCTAAAATCATCCCATACGTCCCAGTATTTCGATTCTGAAAAATCAAAATCCATTGTAATCAGACGGCCTTGCTGAAGATAGCTATCCTTTTCAGCATCTAATATAACGGCTGTTGTTGCACTGATTGCTAAGACGGTTATATCGCCATGATTGAATTTTGATTTAAGAATCACTGGAAACTTTTGATAGTTTGCCTTGTTCAAACCTTTTTCAGTTAGGCTAATAATTCCGTTGTCAATCTTGAAATAGCCTTCCAATGCTGCATACGCAACATAAGGTCTATACTCTTGGTCTTTATAAAGAGCTTCAGACTGCGGCTCTTTAGCCATATTCAACAGTTCGATAATTGTCGGTCTCATTGTAATAACTCCCCAATCAGTGCGTAAATATCAGGCACTACGTTTCGGATTGAAACATTGAATTTCTGCAAAAGTGCCATGCAGTTATCGCAGATTTTGCCTGTACCGTAGATGGATATTTCAGCGGTATCGTCGGCGGTGCTGTTACGAAGCCATGTATCAATGGCATCCACTTCTGCATGACTCTCTTGGCGGCAAATGCTACGGCACATGGAATAACCTTGATTCACACCCATCTCCATAATGTTTCTTGGGCAATAGGTCATCTTTTCAGATATGCCGTTAATGCCAAAGAATACGCGGCCATTGCTTCGCAAAACAGCTACGATTGTTTTGTCTTGGCATCTTGACTTACGGCCTTTGGATTTAAGCAGTACGTCAATGAATTTATCCACCAACATTTTACGGCGGTTATCATCTGACAAATCATCCCATTTATTTTGCGGTTTGCCTACCGTTTCAGCGTACCCTACGTTTTGCGATTTGCCTGAATTATTTTGCGGTTTGCCTGCGGATTTCAAAAACTGCGGCTGAATGGTATTCAACCAAGTTTTATATCGTTCGGCTGCTATAAGCTGTTTATGAAGCTCTTGAATATCCGAATCACTAATATTCATACCCATAATCGGGAAATCCATGCCATATTGCACACGCTGTTTGTATGCTTCATGGTCTAACATCCAACGTTCAATCTGTTCGTGTACGGTATGTTTCTGCTGTTGATTTAAATCAAACTCTTCCTGCAAGGCTTTACAAACAGCATCAACGATAAAATCGGCATCTTCAATACCGCGTACAATGCAGCATAATACCGTGTTGTACATTTTATTAGCCTTCATTTCTAAGCACCTTCTTTCCGCATAGCAATCGCTACTGAAAACACGGCAAAAGCCTTACGGTTGTTATCGAACACATCATAAACGCTGATTGTGAAGTCCATGTTGTGTTCTGTTTTACGGATTTTTGAAACCATTGAAGCGATTATGCTGCGCATTGAGTTCTTCAGCTTGTTCAGCTTGTCTTCAGTGGCTTCATCCATGCTTAGAAACTTGCATTGTGAGAAGGTCTCGCCTTCCTTCAACCGCAACAGTTCCCACTCAACCGTACCTGCCGCTGCGGGCTTACCCATAGAAGCGCGGGTTTTGTATTTCTTTCTAGTTTTTACTTCATCTGTCATGTAAGTTCCTTTCGTATCAAATTAACGTGTTTCATGTGAAAGATGCTTCATCTTAGTTATTACTCATTTGTAAGTCAAGCATAGATTTTAAATTTAATATAAAGCTATTGTTTACGCTGATTATTTAGTTCGATTTACATTAGATTTCCAATGCGAAACATATAATTTACGCATGAGTTCCAATGCGACGGCTATATTTACGCTCCGTACATCATGTGATGACTTAGTAACTACGTTTGCTGTAATTGGCAGTCAATATTATGGCTCGTCTGCTTTTGGAAGGCTGGAAGGCTGGAAGGCTGGAAGGCTGGAAGGCTGGAAGGCTGGAAGGCTGGAAGGCTGGAAGGCCGGAAGGCTGGAAG